AACCAAAATGCACCGACAGTACATCTCTTATTGGAAAAAGCTTCTGAACGTCATCAGCACTGTTCTTGAATTCCTCCCAATTCATGTAATATTTATCTTCATCAAGCATAGCCTTGCTGACCTTTCAATAAATAAAAATCAGGGAACCGATACTCTCATTCGTTGTAATTAAAGATTTTTCAGTCCCCCAACCTTTGTCAAAAAGAATGATTAATAATGGAACGAATGTAAAACATTCGTTCCTAGGAAAGGGGCTAAAGCCCCTTTCCATTAAATGGAGTGATGCAAAGCATCACTCCTAGGCATGGATCTACGATCCACGCCATTAAATGGAACGGTTCTAAAAGAACCGTTCCTAGGAACGAACCCTTGGTTCGTTCCATTAAATGGAACGAATGTAAAACATTCGTTCCTAGGAAAGGGGCTTTAGCCCCTTTCCATTATTTATCGCTATAGTCCATGCCGGGAACCTCAAATGGATTAATGCTCGGATCGAAGAGGTCTTCTACCTCGTGGGTAGCGGGAACGAAACCGTCCTTGCTCTCTACAGGTGTTTCCTCGATAGTCTTATCGTCGTTATAAGCCTTGACGCTCTCTTCTCTCGCTTTTATCGCTTCTATGTCCGGGCGTCCAAAGTTTGCAAAGTCAGGTCTATACATGAACTCGGAACGGTAATAATATGTATTTCCCTGATTAACGCCCTCTTCTGCGGTAAAGGACTGTATCTGTGCAAACCTATTTGCCTTATACTTTTCAGCATCCTCACGGAACACGAATACAGACTTGAACGGATGACGTTCGAACTTATGCTGTGCTCCTGTTGCCATCTCAAGACCTGCCTTATCGCAAGCCTTTTCAAGGCAGTTTACATATCTGTTGAACTGTGCCTTGGATGCTTCATCGCTTCTTGCCATGAACTTTACCTTATCGGAAACAAGAACATTCTCTGTCTCACCGTCATGCTCATAAGGTTCTTCAATATGGAACTGGGCGGTAAGCATATCCGCTCCGTTCTTTGTAGAGCCTGTCTGATAGAGTGCGTCACCCATTACCATTCCGAAAACATACGGTGCTTTCTTCTCTTCCCATTTGCCATCGGGAGTCTTGGAACGTCCTGTTCCCTGCTCTGTTACCTCAATTCTGCAATTGCCTGTACCGAAAGCCTTTGCGGTCATCTCCATGTTTCCACCCTCTGTGGGAATGCCGTGTCCGAGAGCACAGAAGTCCATGCCCTTTTCAACGCCGTCTGCTCCGCCTGCCTTTGTAACATCGCACTCTATGGTGCGCTGTACGTCAGCCCATTTGCCATCAGCCTGCTTCATGTTTTCAGTTACGGTAAGGGTAACGACGTTATCCTTTACCTCCTTGACTGTTCCTGCAACAGCCATAAGTCCATACTCGTTGAGTCCTGTCATACAATAGTTCATACTTTTTTCCTTTCATTTGCGGGGAGACTTCTTCTATCTCCCAAAATCTCATTACATTGTTTTTATGGTTAAAATTAATTTCAGACAGCAGGATTTTTTAATATTTTTTTATTTTCTGAATCTTTGCCTTGCAAAGATTCAGAGTTAAAGCTCGTAGAGCGAACGTTTTTCATCTCATCACTGGGTGCAGTATTTTGTGATGACGATCGGAAATTCTTTATGCAGTGCTTCCTGTGATGTATTACGAAGTTTTCTTCCTGCCGTACCGTCCGACACCACTATGCCGTACTTATCGCACATGGCTTCGATCACGACATATTTCTGCGTAGCTTCGTTCCAACCCGCAACATAGACTGTATGCACACCGGGATTGACAAGTACCGAACCTGCGGGTAGTCTGTCGTTTTCTCCCCATGTCTGACCAAGACCTGCGAGAGACCTTGTATCATATCTTCCTGAACCCATATATCCCTGATGTCGCCAGATACACGATATGAAACCGGAACAATCCGCTGCACTTTCATTGGACGCTCCCCAGACATAAGGCTGTCCTACACGGCCGAGAGCGTATGCTGTCATCGACTGAACACCCGGCGGTATCTGTCCTCCAAGCTGTGAGTTTATGCCCGATATATCAGCCTGTGACATACCTGCCATCATTTTGTTTATCTGTGCGTCTGAAAATCCGCCATTCACGTTGCCCTGACTTATCTTGACATCGAATTCTTTCCAGTAGTCAGTACCATCTTTGTAGCCTTTAGATCTGTCGCCTGCGATGTCGCACGCCATACTGACAAAAGTATTGACATCTGATTTTCTCGTTTTGGTGTCCTCATCCATTTCGGGGTGATTTGCATCAAGCCATGACTTTCTGTCGGACTGGTCGTACCACGGTGAGTCGAGGGAATATGCCTCTTTGTTCCAGAACACGCATCCGCCTTCGTAAGACACATCCTTATCGGGGTCTTTATCCTCTTCATCAACGGCAGGGAAAGAGAGCTTATAAGACTTGTTGTCATTTCCCGGATTGAACCCTTTACCAAACACGGCTTCAAGCTGTTTCTTGTGCTTCTTGAATATACCGCCCGACTTGCTTTCGGGAAGTGTGTCACCTGTTTTCCAGTTGTCTGACTTTATAAGGTTCTGAATGTCCTGCACATAAAAGATGTCCATCTGCGGAATGATACGACCGCCGTCTCTTCCACCGTCCTGCCATGTGACGGTCACTCTGCCTCTCTTATGTGCTTCGTTTGGCAGACTAATGGGACTTCCGTCAGCCATCGTGAAAGTGTTCGAGTTCTTATCCCATTTAAGGTCGGATCCCGATATGGCGATCGATTTCTCATCAGACCATGTGTCAGTCCACTCAAGACTTTTGTTTGTTGTACTACCCAATGAGAAGGCACCGCATCCGTCGGCTTTTATGATGTTTTTCGCATCACCTGACATTGAGGCAGAGTCTGTTTTCCCGCTTGCCACATCACTTGCGTTCGCACTTGTATAGTGGTAGTTGGTATGAGCGTCAAAGTTTTTGCTTGCCTTCTTCTGGGCAACAAGTCCTATCTTTACAGGGATGTAGTTACTGCCGTCCTGAATTACGACTATATCTCCCGACTTTATTCCGCTCCATGATGTTTCGTTCATAGGAACACGGAAGAAATGGTCTCCGTTTTTATTGTCTTCTGACTGTATAGATGACAAAGATACGCTATGAGCACTGCTCTTTAACTGTGCAGATACAGTCTCGGTTTTTTCCACCTGATTTTGTTTTTCCGTTGTTACTACCGCATTCAATATCTTGGGATTACCAACGCTTATTGAACTCGGAGACGTGCCGTCACCATTGTTGCCGTAGTTATTCTTCGACCATGTGATGTTCGCAGGGTTTCTCTGCACATTTCCGCTTGCATCCTTGTACCAAATGTTGTCGCACGCTTCCCTTGTGCTGTCATCAAGTTCACCATAGTTCGTGTAGATATAGCTGTACTGATTACCCTCGTCATCTTTGAGACCGCCTTGAGAGTTATGCGAATATATACTGTCTCCCGAATCATTGTTGTATGCGGGATTGACAACTATCTGATGGTTCAGACCTGTCGTACCGCCATGATTTTTTGCAAGACCTTTGATATAGTCGTTCTTCTCATCTCCAACCCAGAGAGCCGTCATATAGAGAGCCATGTTCGTGATGGTGTCGCTTGTCGTTTCGTCATCTTTTGCAAGCGATGTTCCCATGAACCTGACTCTTGCCATCGTAAGTGCCTGCAAGGTGTCTGATATATCGGATGAACTCTCACCGTACTCATTCGTTATGGAACGTACATTTGCTTTATCCACCGTGACCGTACCTGTACCGAGATAGCCCGAATATTTCTGTGCTATACTGTCAGCCTGCCCCTCCGCAGCTTTCTTTGCGGAGTCAGAGTAATAGTCAAGGTAGCTTTTCTGATAGTCCTGTAATGCCGTAACGGTCGCCTGATAGTAGTTCGGAGCGAGTTCGTCTTCGTTCTTGGGATTGCCCTTTGTAGCATCGGATCCGCCCACCATGATGCAGATAAGACATATCACTACTGCGATTATGACGACCAGAAAAAGAATGATAAAGAGAGGCAGTAAAGCTATGAGTAATTTCTTCAGGAGTTCTCCTATTGCCTTTTTCGCAACATCCAATTTGAGTTTTTTGGCAACATTTGCCCTTATCCTTCTCCCTAACTGTCTGAGCCTGTATCTGGGACTGTACTTCCTGTAGAACCGGGCAAGCCTGTTGTTATGCATCTTGTTCTGTAATCCGGCAAGATATCCCTCAAATCTGTTATCTTTGTCAGAGTTCCTTCCTTTTCTCGAACTTATCCTTGACGAGGACTCCTTTTTCTTCTTTCTTTTCTCTTCCCGCACATTAAGCCCATCAAGCTTTTTCTTTGCCTTTTCGGCTTCCTTGGTGTTCGTCTTGGCTTTTTCCGTCAGGGACTTTCGGGTGGTAGAAATCCTTGCATCCCGCATGGACTCTTTGATGTCGTTACGCTTGTTATTAAGTATTCGCTCTTCGGCATGAACGCTCTGTAATCCCTTTGCACCTGCCATGTCGGCAAATTGTCTGTTTCGTAAGGCAGCGTGATGTTCGTGATGTATCTTCGCAAGCTGTTCGGCGTTCTTCTTATTGCGTTCAAGAACTTCCCTGTAATTCCCCTTGCCCTTTTCATCAAGGAGTGCGGTATGGTTCTTTTTATTGATGTTCTTTATGCTCTGCTTGTCTTTTGCTATCCCCTTTTCAAGAGAGTCAAGCTGTCTTTTTTCTTTGTCGGTAAGGACACCTTTACTGCGAAGTTTGTCCAGTTCGTCTTTCTTTCCCTGAATGCTCTCCCGGAGGTCGCTTCTCTTTTCTTCCCTCTTGTCAAAGTTCTTAAGACGCTGATCGGCGACCGCAGAACGCATAAGGTCGTGTGCCGATTGTGCCGTTTCAAGCTTTCGCCTTGCGGAACTTATCTTCCGACGGCGGTCGACCATCTCCTGTCCGACAAAGTTATCGCCCCCGTCCTGTGTCCGCTCAATCACGGCACGTCTGGCTTCATATCTCCTGCCACTTCTGTTTTTGACTCTGTGAGTGCTTGAAAGACTTGTCTCCTCTCCCTTTTCCTTTGCATACTGTCGTCCAAGGTCGGAAATTCCCTGCAACACGGGGTTCAGAGCATATGCGTCATTACACACTCCCCTGTTTTCAGTATTCAGGATAGATTTTGCATTCCCCTTTATTATCTCGACATCGGAGTCAGCAAGAAGTGCCTTGTCAACTATGCCATTTTGTGACATATACTCGGTCTCGGCACGCTCATACGCTTCTTTCTTGGTGATCGCCGGACGAACCATATCACGAAGCAGTTTGTTGCCGTCAAAGGAATCTGATAAGTCGCTGTCATTTAATTCAGGGTGAGTTCTTTTCTGATATGCCTTTGTCTCCGCTTCGATCCGCTCCCAGATCCTTGCACCCTGTGTCCTCTGGTCATTGAACCGCTGAATGTCACGACCGTGCTGATTCATAATGTCCATCTGACGGTCGGAAAACTTTATCGTGGTAATGCCGTTGTTTTTGGTATAATCAACGGCTGCCTTGTACCCGTCAGAAGACGACAGATTTCTCTTGTCCGTAAGATAACCTACGCCTGATGACCTGTCGTTCGTTGCCCATTGAGACATCACGACCGCAGATGACATCGTTGCCTGTTCTGCCTTTGTGAGACTACTGACGTCAAGAATGCCGTTGTTCTGCTGTATCTCCTGTCTGTGTCGGAATGCGATGTCCGCCTGTTCGCTCGTCATCATGTTGGCTTCACTTGCAGGAGCTTGCCCGTTTGCAAAGGAGCGGAATGACGCACTGTTGAATCCGCAGGTGTCCTCCATATCCTTTGCTTCAGGGTGGTACATCTTCTTCATCTCGTCATAGACGTTGTTCCCTAAAGATTCCTGCTCTTTGATGAAGTCTGTAGCATACTGTCTCTCATCCTCACCACGGTTATATACATCACTGTTAAAAGTGAACTGATTACCAAACGTAGTAAGATTAAATATTTCCTGAAATCCTGATCCTACAAGAGAACCATCGTTTGAACCCTTTAACTGACGGTTACCATCAGGATCTATTTCCTCATGTTTCTCTCCCAGATCTCCAAGGTTACGATCCATGTAGGACTCTCCTAACATGGATGCACCATTACTTACCATCTGACCATCTAATAAACTTTTATCCTTGTCTGCCATGTTAAACACCTTTCACCTGAAATTTGTTTCTGACAGTTTTATGAATAAAACGTAAAAGATAAAAATTCTGACTTAACAGGCTGAATGACATAATTACCTGATGGATAGGATGTATGGGAAAGGGGTAGGAAAGTGTTTGACAGGGTTTAGAGGATAGGGTAGATGGAAGATAGTGTGCTTGAATGGATTGGGTGGATTGAAGATGGGGTGTATAGGGAGAGTGGAAGTATGGGTATGAAAAGCATGAGAGAATGCGGGTTTGAATTGGTACATATAGAAAACTCACTTTTTGCACAAAATTTCCGAAACTTTTTTCGTAAATCGTATGAACAACTTGTGAATAATTCAGACAGTATGCGAAGTATGGCTTACCTATAAAGCTTGTTAGTGATTTACCATTTATTACGTTTGTTACCGACTTTCTGCATTTGTATTTCTTGCTTTACTTATCTCACTTCCTATCAAATTGAGATGTCCTATTAGCATAATGCAAACTATCTGAACTGCTCACTTTACCTGATTATCCCAAATCCCCCAAAATTCCTTAAACACCTAAATTACCTAACAAGCTAGTAATATATGTTTCTCTTACGACTTGCGTTATCTCCATTCTACATTCTCTATGTGGTACACTCTTCTCCTATTGCATACCCATTCCCTCTTTGCATTCTGCTTTACTCATATCACATAGCACATTCAACCTAGGTTTAATACCTTGGCAACATTGTTTGCACTTTCAACCTGTTCGTCACAAACGTGATAAACAATACGAATGAGATAAACAATGCGAACGAGATGAAAAGTACGAATAAGATGAATAACATGAGCAACGTGAACATGATGAATATGATTACCTGCATTACAAATCTACCGCATACATGTGATACGGTAATGGCAGAACGCGGAGTCAAAGTGACCTATACGTTCAGGATAGCTTGTGCAAAAAATGCGTATTTGATAAATCCTGACAAAAGTAATGACAAAACAAACTGTATTTTTGGTGAAAAATAAATTAGTCACTATGATAAGATAGAACACACAAGAATTGAGAAAGCGGGGTGACATGAATGATAAAAATAATGATAGCCAACCAAAAGGGCGGAGTTGCAAAGACGACAACGACCATCGAGCTTGCGTACAATCTGAATAAGCGTGGGTATCGTGTGCTTGTCGTTGATTTCGATCCGTCCATGAACATTACGAATTATGCCAACGATTACGAAAAGGGAATGCCGACCGTAAAGAATGTTCTGGATGAGGACACGCCGATAGGAGATGCCGTGCGTCACGGTGACTTCTTTGACATACTGCCGGGCGATGCGAAAATGAGTGACGCTGCGAAGATCTATACAGACCCGAACGATTACTTCAGACTGTCAGACGCACTGAATGAAACAGACGATTATGACTTTACGCTCATTGACAGTCCTGCTCAAAGGTCAGTCATCTACTACATGGAATATCTGGCATCCGACTATATCCTTGCCGTAACGAACCCTGATCAGGATGGAATAAACGGCATAGTGGAAATGAACAAGGATGTGAGGGTGTTCCAAAGGCACTATAAGGACTGCGGGATAAAGTTCTTGGGATCGCTTCTTACCATAGCAAAACCCAATACTAATCTTACCAAGGTAATGTATGAGCAGTTGAATGACCTGTCGAAAGACCTCGACTGCCGACCATTCAAACAGATAATCACGAACACGAACAGGTTTGGTGAGATAAAGGCGATGGCGACATTTGTTGAGGAATATCTTCCCGAAAAGGATCCGATAACAAAGTTTTACGGAAACGTAGCGGGAGAGATACTGGAAAGGATAGGGGAATGATGAAAGGTAATCCGAAAGATACACTTGCTGCCAAGGTCAAAAACAACGCAAGCAGGGCGAAAATAGAACTCGAAGCGGATGACACTCCCGCTTCTGACATCTTCCACAAGACCAACGACATATCGTTGCAGAAAAGCAACGACATGTCGTTGCAAAAAACCAACAATATGTCGTTGCACAACGAAAGCAAAAAGTCAGAGACTGAAGACAAATCTCTTCCGCATGAAAGGCGGTCTAACGGAAAGACGAAAGACGGAGAGACGCAGTATGTTTATCAGCTTCGAATATCCGAGAAGAACAGATTTTGGTTAAACACCTATGCGGTCAGGAACGATAAGACGGTCTATCAGGTGGTTCAGGATGTGATACACGAAATGACACCCGTGCTGAACAGCGAGAAAACAATGCTCACCATAGATGACTATAAACCGCTTCATGGCGGTAAACAGCTCACGATCTATCTGACGGAAGCAGAAATAAATGCGATAAAGGATGGGGCAAAGAAAAAGGGACTGAAACTTATCCGCTATGTCGATAAGCTCCTGAATATGTATAGGGCGAAATATGATGGGGAATGGGATAAAATAGCATACTTCGAGTCTGATAATAAGGATTGACGGCACTTTAACGAACTAACGAAATGTTTTCGGAAATCTTGTGCAAAAAGTGAGTTTTCTATATGTACCAATTCAAAACCGCATTTTTTCAGACTCGTTTCTACACCTGTGCCTACACCATGTTTCCCCATCCACTCTACAAGCTCGTTTTAACCCTAACCAAGGGAACAGCTACCAAAGAGTCCTCTAACCTGTCCTTCAACCTATCCTTAAACTTTGTCTCAAACTCTATTTCAAACTTTGTTTCAAGTTCTACTTAAACCTTGTTTCAAACTTTGTAACAAACCCTGTAGCAAACTCTTGTAACAAACTCTTGTAATTTCACAAAAACGTGGTATATTCAATGCGTCACAAATTCCTTTGCTTTGGTTATTGGAGTTTGACTTGACACTCCGTCAGAAACGCTCTCTGCTAGAACTCACAGGGAGCGTTTTTTCATACAGGGAAAATTTGTTCAGTTTGGTATTGCATTTTTCAGAAGTTTGCAGTATCAATAGTTTACGAGCAACACCTATACCCCGCGGGTGTTGCACCAATCCTTCTCAATATGTTGATGAATAGCTAGTACGAATGAGAGACGTTCAAATCGAACGTCTCTTTTTCGTTACGCAAAAAATTTTCATTTTTTTTCAAAAAGTTTGTAAGTGCATTAGCTTTTTAACCATAAAAATTGCGAAGAGCTAAATTTAGAACCACAGGAAAGGAATGTAAATGGGAACACAGGCATTTAAGACACAATCAGGAGTATTTGATGTGACGTTCCCCTCTGCCGGGGAGAACAAGACAGTAATAGCGATAGACGGCGGGTACAGTGCGGTAAAGGCTATCGGAGAACGCAAGGGGTGCATTTTTCCATCCTACGCAAAAGAGATACCTGAAACGTCAAAGATCGTTGGCAATCTCGCACATGACGCTATTCTTTTGAGAGACAACATTACCCATAAGCTCTGGGCGGTAGGCTCTCTTGCCGAGGAGATGATCGACAGGAAAGATCTTGATGAGACGACTGATGAATATCTCTACCAGAGATATCGTTATCAGACCGAACTTTTCCGTACGATCATATCCGCAGGACTTGGCATCTGCCTTGAGGGAACAGACCCCGAGAACGAAGTCTATGTGCAGACGGGACTGCCGTCAGCGTATGCGAGGGCAGACAAAGATGAGCTGCTCTGCTCCCTGTCAGGCGAATACAACTTTGACATTAAGGTCGGAAATTCAGTTTATCGGCACATTGAACTAAACGTACCGAAAGAACATATTTCCGTAATTGAACAGCCGCAGGGAACACTGTTCTCGACCGTATTCGATAAAGATGGAGAGCAGATAAATAACAGGGTGAAGATACTGTCGAGTTCTGCTATCGTTTATGACATCGGCTTCAATACGGAAGATGAGTTTGTCATCCGAAACGGCGTAAATTCCGTTCACAAAACTTATCTTGATACAGGTATGAAAACTGTATTTCAGAAAACGATCGACAACCTGAACAGGGAATACGGCACGGACTTCAAAGTTTTTGAATTTCAGAAGTTCCTTGAAAAGGGTTCAGTCCGTTACTTTGACAGAAAGACTCATTCCACCAAAGAGATACCGTTTGAGAAAGAACTGCGGAAGAACAATGAGCTGATATGTAATAAATCCGTTGAGAGACTCATGACGGAGTTCGATGACCTTTTGAACTACAGGTATCTTATCGTAACAGGCGGTACAGGTGAGTCAAGGTTTGCACAGATCAAAGATATGCTTTCGGGAATACACGGACTTACAGTCCTCGCCGGGAATGAGAACGATACGAGCCTTCCGTTCAGCTTTTCCAATTGCAGAGGGTACTATATGTACCGCTATCAGATGATAAAAAGAGGTAAGTAATGGCTAGCTTTCGTTTGAGCTTAAACATAACGGAGGACTGGGATCTGATATGCCTGTTCCATAATTTGAGAAGTCCCACGCCGACAGCCTTGTGCCGTAATGTTTTGGACGCATATTTGTCAGGACAGTCTGTGCAGATGCCGGTCGTTGACCTTGAGGCAAGAGTGCCGAAAGATGCAAAGAAGATTTATTGGATAACTCTTACTGATGAGCAGACCGAATTCCTGTCCTCTTTTGACGCAAGACGGCGTTCATCAGTTGTGCGTCTTTTGCTTCGAAAGGGATTGTGGGAATACTGCCTGAAACTTTTAGGAACGGTTGAAACGACTGTCCCTGAAGGTGAAGTCAAACACCACACCAAAAAGACAGATGTTTGTTCTACGAACTTTAACTCTTCGTCATCGCTACGCGAAAACGAAGAGGATAAACCGTTGTGTCATGAAACAAAGCGTGAACAGGAGTCCACGCCAAATGTCTCGGATCACGGATCCAAGCCAGTGAGTGGAACGGTTCCCGTTCCTAGGCGTGAACTATCGTCCACGCCAGTAAATGCATTAGACCTGTTTAACAGCATAATAGGAGAAGAAGAATAATGGAAGACGAACTTAAATCGAAAGTGAATGACCTGATAGCGTACTGCAAAGGTAAGAATATTCCGATATTTATCAGTGCATACGATGACAAGAAGAAAGCATACTGGAATCGAACCGTAACGCCCACGGAACTCAACATGACGATCCCTGATGACAAATATCCTGAATTTATCCGTGTACTGACAGGGTTCGACTTCGACAATTACAAGGATTAATTAAAATTACGCATAAATTATGAGATGGAACGGTTCTGAAGGAACCGTTCCTAGGAGTGAACAAAAGGTTCACTCCATGAGATGGGTTGTTTTGTGATTATTTCTAGGGGCGATTCTGCCATATCAAGCGATAAATCGCTTGATTCGTTAGAATCGTTTCAAGAGTCGGGGTGTTTTGTTTTATGACAAAGAGCGAGATTTCTTTCTTCACCGCCCTCTACGGCGGAGATTATAGCGAAAACGTAAAGTTCGGACAGCTTGTAAAGGACTTTATGGAAGATGTATCAGATACCATGGGACTTATCCTTGGCGATCCCTACATACTCGTGACTGACTATCATTTTCCGTTCAGATACTTCTATTCTCACGGTATACAGACGTTTCAGACGGAAACATTTGATGAGTATCTGGAGCTTGTGTATGCGGGAATGTATAGCATTCTGGAAGGTGCCGAGAACAGCGGTGACACATGGATGAATGTACATTACTTTACAGTAAGGCTTTTAAAACTGTTTCCTGACATGACCATTGATTTTATGGAATCCGTCATCGACTATGTAAATCAGACGAAGGATGCCGACCATAAGTTCTTTTACGATGGCGAAAAAATAGGATTGCAGAAGAACCACAATATGGAACTCTTTATTGCAAACAAGGTCACAGGGCTGTTGAAAGAGCCGTCATGCTCGACATCTGACTTTCAGTACGAACCGTCAGACCATCTCTGCGATGAACAGAATGAGGCCATAGATGCCGTTATGAAAACGGACTTCTCTATCCTGACCGGAGGACCGGGTACAGGAAAAACGACTACGATAAACTATATATTGAGCGAGTATAGAAAACAATACGAGAGAAAAGAGATCGTTCTGCTTGCACCGACAGGAAAGGCTGCAAAGCGTATGGATGTATGTACTGGCGGAGAATATATGCCGACGACCATACATTATCTGGCATTAAAGGAACACTTTAACCATGACAATGAAAATCCCGACATCATAGACTTCTGTGTGATCGATGAGGGTTCTATGATACCTCTGGATATTTTCTATGAACTCATGCGGTATGTAAGGATCAAAAAGCTGCTCATTGTCGGTGACATAGATCAGCTTGAATCGGTCTCGTGCGGAGACATTCTGCATGACCTTATAGACCTGCATGTGCCTACAAAAAGACTGCTTGAAAACCATCGTTCGGGAGATGCCATCGTAGAGAATGCAAGAAAGATAAAGATGGGGTTCTTAAACCTCCATACAAGTGAGAGTTTTAAGATATACGAAGCGTCTGATGACGAAATAGGAGACCTTGTGCTGTCGGAGTATGACAGAGATACGACAATGGTGCTTTGCCCGACAAGGGAGATGACACGTCAGATGAATCAAAGGATAAAGTCGTTTCTTTACCCCGATTCCGATCCACGATATTATACCTGCGGTGACAGAGTGCTGTTTACAAGAAACAACAGAAAAAAGGGCTATGTCAATGGTGATACGGGAACTGTGGAGACGATATTGGCAGATGGAATGCATGTAGAAGTCGACTCTGAAGAGTCGCACAATGCTGACAGCACCGTGTCAGTCAGAGGAAAAATGTTTGACGATGTGGAACTTGGCTACGCCCTGACCATACATAAGTCACAGGGTTCAGAATACGACAAGGTAGTTCTCTGCATACCAAAGGGAACAGGCAGACTGTTTTCGAGAAATCTTCTTTATACGGCAGTGACAAGGGCAAGGAACGAAGTCGTTATCATAGGTTCGATAGAGGATCTGAAAAAGATAATAGCGAAGAATCCAAGACGGAGACAGACCTTCCTCAAATCTTTTTCCGAAACGGAACAGATAGCCTGAACACTGGAGCGAACCAAAGGTTCACTCCTAGGCATGGATCTACGATCCACGCCATTATTTGGAGTGAACCAAGAGTTCACTCCTAGGAACGACACAAAGCGACGTTCCTAGGCATGGATCTACGATCCATGCCAGTATTTGTAATATGTTTTTGATTACAGGTATTGACAATATGCTACATTTGAAGTATTATAATTATATCTCAAAGTTAATCCTCCCCCGGGGCGTTTGCGTGAGCAAACACCCCCTTCTTTTTAATGGAAAGGAACTTTAGTTCCTTTTCTAGGAGTGATGTGAAACATCACTCCACTTTTTTCATTAGATTTTATTCATAAAAATTAAGAAGTTAACTTGTGGATTTTTTAATGGAAAGAGAGAAAAGCATCATGAAGAAATATCCGCATATCTCGATGTCGAGAGACGAAATGTTCGATCAGATAATGAAACAAATAGCAAAAGAGGGTGTTCTTGACGATTTTTTGTCTAGCAATGACGGTCTCCATGAAGATGATTGTTGGGAGAGTGTCAGCAGTAATGATGACTATTGGCACATTGACGAAAATGGAAAATTGTATTGCTGTGATTATAAACAGCACAAGAATAATAAAGATACGTTCGTTCTGAATACTTATTTTACTGTTGAACCGGAGGATGACGACTTTGATTATGATGCGGAATATAAATGCCTTCGTGTCGGTTATCGATCTTGTAATGATGATGAATTTCTGACGATAAAATGCGAACAGGATATCGAACTGCTTAATGAGGGTATATCCGATTTTTACAGTTGTCTGGCATCCGATGTCGGATTAAGTGTAACTGAAAATCTTGATAACATATCCCGCGTTTATGACGACCATATAGAACTGGTCTGCCACGCTTTGCCCAGAGGATATTACGATTGGACTACTGACGGATATAAGATAGACGTTCCTTTTGATAAAGATGATCCTGATAGAAGTTTTCTGGATAATCTGCAAAAGTGTGTTGAGAGCTTTGATAAACAGGCATATATCAAAAAGTGTGAGTCAGACTATCTTTCAGCATACAAACTGGAACCGGAAGTTCCTGATAAAACCAAGGAATATATTCGGGAGGATGCCGACAATGTTGAGTCCTGTCTGGAGGACACACTGAACGAAGTGCAGAAAGAATATGAACATTATTATGAAATGGAACGGTTCTAAAAGAACCGTTCCTAGGAATGGATTTGAGTCATCGCGTAGCGATGACGAAGAGTTAAAGACTATAAGCTGAACGTTCGCAATCCATTCCATGAAGGAGAAGAAGTTCGGGAGTGAAATAGAATTTGGAGACTTCGAGACCATCGAAGTCTCTTTTTTTTGCAAAAAACAGAAAAGATTGTATTTTTTCGAATACATTTGCGAATAATTTAGTTTTTTAACCATAGAAAAAATAGCAACGGAAAATGGAGTGATGTGAAACATCACTCCTAGGAAAGGGACTAAAGTCCCTTTCCATTAAATGGAACGAATGCAAGCATTTGTTCTGAATGAAAAGGAGAAAAATCTATGGAAAACACAAAGTCGGGGAACACAAAGATCGAGAATGAGGAAATATTGACAGCAGAAGATCGGGAAATTCTTTCCCATGTGAACAGGAAGTACGGATATCTGTACCGTGATCGTGAAGGGAATCTGTACCTGTCCGACCATCATCCTTCTGTTAAGTCCTTTGGAACAGTCGTTCCATTCAACGGATATGATGATGACAAGGTATTTGAAGGATTAACAGAAGGAAAATATATCAGGTTCAGAAAGACGCTTCGTGACTGCCTGACTGAACGTGAATGCGAACTGTTACTTACATTGAATAAGGTTTACGGCAGTGACATTTTCGCTTTTGAAAAAACCATTCATAAAAACGGTGCTTCTTATCTTGACTTTATCATGACTGGAAATCTCATGACAGATACCATACCGTATTCTTGCAGTATTCCTATTACGAAATTCGGACCGCAGTTCAAGGGAATAAAATATAACAAATTCTACTATTTGGATGATCTTCCCATTGACTACGATCGTCTCTATTCGGAAGCGAATATGGAGTCTGAAGAAGATATTGAAAGAATTATTGAGCAATCGAATGAAAGACTGAAGAGATCAAAGGGCTGCACTTACGATGACGCGGAGGAATGCGAATGATTGATTCATACATGGTGTATGAAAGCTATGGGGTGGGTGTCACAAAACGATTCCTCAACAAGGATGATGCCCTCCAATATGCAAAGAAAACCAATCCGTTCAAGGTAGTAGCACTTGATGGAACGGTTCTAAAAGAACCGTTCCTAGGAATGGATCTGCGATCCATTCCATTAGATGAATACGATGAGCGTGTCGGAGACGCTATTTGGCGTAGAGAACCGACCGAAGAAGAGATAGACAGAGAAAGCGAAAGAAAAATTTATGATCGTTCGGATATTTAAGATACGGCTGAAATTCTGGATGTTCAAGCACGCAACAGAAAACTTCAAATTGATGGAAATGAACGGAGACTGTCCTGTACCGATACAGTATCAGTATCAGTCCATGTATTTCCTTCCGATAAGGCGGACAAGGAAGTGCCTTTTTGGTGTCATTACATTTACGCACGAAACAACAAGGAAGCTGTATCGGTGGGCGATAAGGACACCATACGGACTGAATGCTTCGTTCCATACCCATTATAACGGAAAGATATTCGAGACCGAGAAGTGTTGGGCGGGACTTATCCCGCTTTCAGCCTTTTCAAGCCATGAGGATGTGACGGAAGAATTTCAGGAAAATATGGAGACCATAGCCGAAAGAGTCGAACCGCCATTTCCGATATTGAGAGACCATCTCGATCTTGAAGTCGAGACAGGCAGAGGGTATTCAAGTCAGGAACTGCCCAAGGAAGACTGCGACATCGCCTTTACGATAAGACCGAAATCAAGAGGAATAGACTTTGATTTTTCGGTCAGCATCAAGTGTAATGATGACGAATTCGTGTCACATTTTCTTGATGTTCTTTCCGACCAGTATGACATATATCCGTGGCGTGACGGAGAGGGTGCTACATTCAAGTCTGTTGGTGACTATGAATCGGTCAGAGCTGATTATGATGATGATCTGTCAAAGAGATGGAATGATTGCATTTACAACATATCGTTCTCATGGGATGTACCGAAAGACTTTTCTCTTGAATCCATAATGACCTATCCCGAAACGGAGGAGAGGGAGTTTGACTATGACTTCGACTGGAAAACAGTGCCGTTTTCTTATCAGGAAGAAGCGATAGAGTTCGGTCTGTCTCACGACAGATTTCTGCTTTGCGACAGTCAGGGACTTGGAAAGACACTGGAATCCGCCACCATAGCAAGCGTCAGAAAACAGCAGCTCCATTACGAACACTGCCTTATTGTATGCTGTGTGAATACATTGAAATGGAACTGGGTGAATGAGATAAAGACACATACGTTCGAGAGTGCCCATGTACTGGGCTCTTTTGTAAAAAAGGACGGTTCTATTGGGTACGACACAAAGAAGCGAATATCTGACCTTGAAAGCATAGACGAACTGCCCTACTTCATCATAACGAATATCGAATTCTTAAGAGACAAGACTGCGGTAGATAAGCTCGTGTCACTTATAAATGATAAAAAGATCAACATGGTGATTGCTGACGAGATACATAAGTGCAAGAACCCACAGGCTTCGCAGACAAAGGGATTGTTCAAGCTACAGCCTGAATGCAAGATCGCCATGACGGGTACGCCGATCATGAATAATCCGACAGACGTTTACTCGTATTTGAGATGGCTTGGCTATGAAAAGCACACATACTCCATGTTCCGAAACTTCTTCATTGACGGCAAGGGGCGTTTGAGAAATCTGTCCATCCTTGATAGGAACATAGATAAGATCATGCTCCGTAGAACGAAAGAGGATGTGCTCGATCTGCCACCCAAGACATACGAGGATCAGATCGTTGAACTGTCAGATGAACATCAGGCCATGTATAAGGGAATACGCTCGGATGTAGCGGAAGAAATTGATGATATGGATGAGAACGATAATCCGCTTACAAGACTTCTGCACTTAAGACAATGCACATTGGATCCCTGCCTGATTGATGAGGATGCAGGATATTCCGAGAAGTTTGAACGTGCCCTTGACCTTATCCAGAACGCCTTTTCGGGTAACGAATCCGTAGTCGTGTTCTGCTCGTGGAAACAACCGCTTTACGACTTCAAAGAATTCCTGTCAAAGGGCGGTATTGACTGCAAGATGATTACAGGCGACACGAATGACTGCGAAAGAATGGAACTTGTAGAAGCGTTTCAGAATAACCCCGAACCCGAAGTCATGATTGGAACGACCGGTGCTATGGGAACGGGAATAACGCTCACAAAGGCAACGACCGTTATCTTCCTTGACGAACCGTGGACAGACGCAGCCAAAGAGCAGGCGGTCGATCGGTGCTACCGTATCGGAACCAAGTCTCATGTAACCATCTACACATTGATGGCGAAAGATACGATAGACGAGAGAATACATGAACTTCTGTTTTATAAGAGGAATGTATCTTCGGCAATCATAGACAAGAAAACAGAAGCGAGATTTCTTCTGGGAGAGAATGGACTTCTCGAAGAAGAAGAAAAAAATGATGATTAACGTTTTAATCATAGAAAATTTAGCACTATATCTAGGAAAGGTTCTACGAACCTTTCCGGTAATTGAAAGGACAAAAATTTTATGAGTGGTATGAAGGCGTTTGTAAACAACATCAATAACAACGGCATGATGGACTTCAGTAATGCTGCAAGGTCAGAGGGTTCGACACCCATTACAGAGATGGATGTAAACCTGAACAATGTACCAAATGATACTGACAATTCAGCAGAATTAAGACCTGAATTAAACATGAGTAAGAATCCGTTTGAGACCGAAGGAAACAATGGCTCAACTGATTATGGTAATGGTGGAATTGATAAAAGCTCTTGCCTTGAAAATGGAATGAACCGGATGTCAGAGGACGAAAGACGAAATGCCATTCGCGTAGCACGAGAGAAGATGTTAAGAGAGAGGGCGGAAAGAGCGAAGATGGCAAAGATGCCTGAAAGCGTACAGAATGTCGCTCCTAATGGAACAATTGGAACAGTCATTCCCAATAGAAAAGAGAAAGATATGACAGTAACACCAAGTGCAACATTAACACCGGTAAAGACACACACTACTGCCATTGACAAGATAAAGACCATCATGACAAGCGGATTTGTCATAAAGGGTGAAAACGTAAATGTAGAGATCACAGAGAAGAACGCAAGGATCGACTCCGAGATAAACGGAACGATTTCCTGCCACAATCTCTATATCGGAAAGGCACTGATCGAAGGAAACATTGTTTCTGATAAGTCGATAATCCTTTCCGAGGATGCGTGTGCAAAGGGAAACATTCACGGAAAACGCATATATATCTACGGTAAGTTTGAGGGCGACCTTACATCTGACGAAAAGCTTGTGATATATAAGACCGCTAATATTTCAGGAAGAATAAATGCTCTTGGAACGGTCGAGGTACACCCCGGAGCTATCTTAAACGGAACGGCTGACTTTAAGGCAATAACAGAAACTGTCGAGCCGACAGAAACTGTAAAACCAGAAGAAAATGCAGAAAATGCAGAGAATACAGAAAAGGCAGAAACAGCATCTAATGGAATGGATCCGCGATCCATTCCCGGGAACGATTCTGAAAGAATCGTTCCAGTTGAAACAACTCCCGAAACAGTTCCTGAAACAGTTCCTGAAGAGTCGGTCAGCGAAACACCTGAACCTGCCGAGTCAGCCAAGACAGAGACGGAGACAGAGACAGGGGCAGAGAATGAATCGCCTGATTCAAAAGAATCAAGCGATGAATCGACTGCTTCAGAAGAGCCAAATAACGAGCCTGAATCTGCACCTATTAATCCTGTGCATAGTCCTGAAGCACCATTCCCTGACGCTCCAAAGCAGGAGACGTCGTCACCGGAGCATGAAGAATCAGCAGAAACCGAAGATGACAATGATGATGAAGACGACTTTGGTGCTGATGATGAGGATGAGGCTGATGACGGCGATGTAGACCTGCCTGATGAATTCTTTAACAATAGTGAGGTTTGATTTATGACTGACAATGAGCGAAATCTCATAATAAATGTCGAGAAGACGTTGACGGGCGAAAAGATTCGCACCGTCACGCTCACCTCGGCTGAAGCTGCGTGGAGCTTAAAATACGCACTGATAAACATACTCGGATTTAAGCCGGAACAGGTAGAGTGCTTTCTCGATAAGCGGTTTCTGGAAACGTATAACCTTATCCGCTTTGCCCGCATGGTCGACTATCCGGTCGTAGGGAAAAAGGCAAAGACGAAGTATCTTCTGTCTTTGATGTTCCCCGAATTGTACAAACTCAAAGTTCCCGATGATCCGTTAGATCGATATCTTTTTACGCTGAAACACATGAAGGCGAAAGAGATATGGGAAAACGATAAAGACCTTGCGGAAGCCAATCTGGCAGTGCAGTGGGTATTGCAGGTCTTATTCAATGACTCGTCATGCAAGGCGGTAATGAAATTTGCCGAGGAACATCCTGCGGAACTAATAAGCCTTATGAGAACAATGCGTCTTTCCACGTTTTATGACAGCGTATATGGACTCATGGATGACGGCATACTCGATATGGTTTTTTTCTCATATCCGAAAGCGATACAGAAAGCAAATTTCCTTGACTATATCAAGTACCGTCTTCCTGAAACAGGCGATGCCGAAATAGAAATATTGAAGGCTATGGAGTAAAATTTATGAGAAAGTTTAAGCATATCGTTCCCAACGTTCGTTCTACGAACTTTAACTCTTCGTCTTTGCTTCGCAAAGGCTCAGAAATTCGTTCTACGAACTTTAATGCTGACCCTTTGCTGCGCAAAGGGTCAGAAATTATCCTTTGTGCAGTTGCCGTTCTTACAACGCTCTCTATATCGTTCTCTTCAAAAACCATTACTGCGCTAGGAATGAACCAAGGGTTCGTTCCATTAGCGGAAGGTGTTGGGGTAGACCAGAATGAGTTTTCAAAGTACGGTCTCAACTCGACAAATTTCCATGAGGATATGGACGTTGACTTAAAACAGCTTCCGATATTGAACGATGACAGAGCTAATATCGGATTTACCATGTTTTTAGATCCCGACTCTGACCTGTTTGATTCAAGCGATACCCTTGTTTCGTTTACTCATCGGAAGTCAGGCGTTAAATTCACATATACGTTCTCACACCTTGGCGACTACGACAGGGAGAATAATGTATGTAAGGGAACGATACAGATACCTGCCGACAGTTATTTCAACGATTATGACATTACGGTATATACGGTCTCGAATGGATTCAATGGCGGTAATCTCTGTTATCAGGAAAGAATAGAGCCTGTGGCGGGCGGGACTTACGGACTGACAGCCTGTGCAGGAAGTCTTGACTGGCTGAAGGGTGACGGCGAGAAGCTGTTAAGACAGCATAATGCGACAGACAGCACATTGGAGACTGATGGCGATGTCAGAGCGGAGAATTATAAACGGAAAACGGCAGCTCCTAAAAAGACAGTCATAAAGGATAAGGAGAAAAAGCCTGACGTTACGGTACAGTCCGAACCCGTCAGAAAGGTTTCAACGATGACCAAAGTCATCGCTCTGTTTGGGGTACTGGTATTTATTTTTGTAGTTGTGTGGAACAAGGTTCGCTCTTAAGAAAGGAAGGAAAAATTAAGTAACAAAACGTATCTATACCGCAGGTTTTTCTTGTAGATTGTACGACCTTCGCAAGTATAAAAAGCAAATAGAAAGAGATGCAGAAATTGCTAAAGAGCTTCAAGACGGAAATAAATCCGACAGCCGAGCAAAAAATCAAAATTAACAAGACTATTGGCACCTGTAGGTACGTCTATAACTTTTATCTCGACCACAACAAAACTTTACACGATGATGGTGAAAAGTTTATGAGTGGTAAAAGCTTTAGTGTCTGGCTGAACAACGAATACCTTCCAAGAAATCCAGATAAATTATGGATTAAGGAAGTCAGCTCAAAATCTGTAAAACGCTCAATTGAAAATGGTTGCGTTGCATTTACAAGATTTTTCAAACATCAGAGTGCTTTTCCAAAGTTTAAAAAGAAAGGGAAATCTGATGTGAAAATGTATTTTGTAAAGAATAATCCAAAGGATTGCCGATGTGAAAGACACAGACTGAACATACCAACTTTAGGCTGGGTACGCATTAAAGAAAAAGGTTATATACCAACAACTAAAGACGGATGGAAAATTAAAAGCGGTACAGTATCTATCAAAGCGGGCAGATACTATGTGTCAGTTCTTGTAGAAATTCCAGACACTAAGATTGCTAATAATAGCAATGGTGGTATAGGAATTGACTTGGGTTTAAAAGACTTTGCAATTGTTTCCAATGGTAAAACTTATAAAAATATCAATAAGTCAGCAAGAATTAAAAAATTAGAAAAGAAACTGCGTAGAGAGCAAAGATGTCTCTCACGAAAATATGAAAATTTAAAGAAAGGAGAGTCCACTCAAAAGAATATACAAAAGCAAAAGCTCAAAGTACAAAAACTTTATCATAAAATGGATAATATTCGTACTGATTATTTAAATAAGACAATAGCTGAGATAGTAAAAACCAAACCATCTTACATAATTATTGAAGATTTGAATGTATCAGGAATGATGAAGAACAGACATCTTTCAAAAGCTGTTGCGTCACAGAAGTTCTATGAATTTAGAACCAAACTTAAAGCAAAATGTGATGAAAATGGTATTGAATTAAGAGTCGTAGACAGATGGTATCCATCATCCAAAATATGTCATTGCTGTGGTGCTATCAAGAAAGATTTGAAACTTTCAGATAGAATATATCGTTGTGATTGTGGCTATGTTGAGGATAGGGATTTCAATGCTGCTCTTAATCTAAGAGATGCTTTAACTTACACAATTGCATAATAAACGCAAATGTAAGTATGTACTGCGGGCTATCGCAGGAATTTACGACTGTGGAGTGTACACGAACTTGTGAGTAGCGTATTGTTTATAATCGCCAAAACATACACATTGAAGCAGTAAGAAGTATCCGCAAGGATTTCAATTCTCGATGTGTTTGAGTATATTTAAACATATTTTGAGTGGCAGATAAGGAAGTGCATTGTTGGAGAATTACCCCTGATAATTGTTTGGTTGGAACGCCATGTAGCGTGACTGCCATGGCGTGTGCTATGGAAAGGGACTTTAGTCCCTTTCCTAGGAACGATTCTGAAAGAATCAGGCGATTTATCGCCTGCTCCGGAAGAATCGTTCCACGCAATGCTTATGATGCAGAGAGTCGCCACCATATTGAAAAGCGGTACACAGATGTTGGCAAATATTATTCCGATGAATTAAAAGATGATGGCTATCTGTCCTTGGATGGGTTCAACCGTATGGTAAGGAAGTTTTTCCCTGTCAAAAAGAAGCTGTATTTTAAGCGGAATGAACGCCCGACTCTTCAGGACTACCTTGCTGATTTGGAAGATAACGCTTTCATTTGCGTCAGGGGGCATTATATCTATGCAGATACTTATTGTGACGGCTATTGGTCATTCTTTGACAATGCACAAGACCCCGTCATCTGCGTGTGGCTGTTAACATCTGAATAGGTCAAATATGAGAAATATAGGCAAATTTTTCGAAGAAGATTTTAAGCATTCGGCTAATGGAATGTACTATTTGAGACTGCATGACAGTGCAACAGGCTTTCGGAAGAACGATAATCCTGATGGTATCCGGTTTAGCATTAAAAGTCCTTACGATGCTATTCTCTGCAAAAACGGACAGATGTGCTGCGTTGAATTAAAGTCTGTTGGCGGTACATCAGCATCTTTTGGTGACAAGAATAATAACGTCATCAAGTTCCGTCAGGTCAAGGCCTTACAAAAGGCAGAAACGGAAGGGAATGCACTGTCTTATCTGATTATCCATTTCCGAAAATATGGTGAAACCTATGCCATTCGACCAACAACGTTTTTAACATTCACACGGCTATGCCATAAGAAAAGTATCAATCGAAATGACGCCAGAGATATAGGGCGACGGATTCCTGAACGAAAGTTAAGAGTCCGTAAGCGGTATGACTTGGATAGCTTATTTGTATGAATTTTTCAGAAATTAAATTTTATTCATAAAAAAAATAGTAACGTTCACTTTTATGAAAGGATAATTTTATATGACAGAAACAAAAGAACAGGCAACAAATTCCACTCCATATGCACAGACAGAAACTGTATTTAATGGAACGGTTCCAAAAGAACCGTTCCTAGGAGTGGATCTGCGATCCACTCCATTTAACGGCGGTACATATCCTGTCGGCGTAAATGTTAAAACAATTGATAAAAACTTGTTCACATGGGTATTTTGTTTTTTCCTTGGTGGTTTCGGTGCAGACCGATTTGTCAGAGGACAGATTGGACTCGGAGTCGTCAAGCTACTATTCGGTTGGATGACCTTTGGCATTTGGGGATTGATCGATTGGATAATCGCCATGGTGAAAGCATACGGTAGTTCGTATGGGAATGAGGACAAATTTACCTTTTTGAACGGAAAATATTCCAAATAGGAGAGAGAGGGATATTTTCCCTCTCTTTTCGTCTATTATTTTTTTAATTAAAATGGCTATTTTTCAGAAATTAAATTTTATTCATAAAAAAATAAAAGATGAGTCCACAACTCATTAATGAAACATTCTGCTTTACAAGAAAAAGGAGATCAAAATTATGGCAGAGAACAATGGAATTTATCTTAACAATGTAAGCCCGAAGCTTATTCATGAGCGTGAGGGGAAGAAAGGACCGTATGTGAGCGTCGGTGTCTTTATTGACGGCGAGCTTGGAAACATCACAGTAAGTCCGAAGTCGGTGCATGACAGGGATGGCAGAAAGAACATCTGGCTTTCCAATGATCCGAATTATGAGATGAGCGTGTATTTTTCCAAGACAAAAACCAGTCAGAGAATGACGGTTGGAAAGATCGCCGAGGCATACAATGCCAACAGAGAGGCATTCAAGTCGAACAGGGGAAAGGACTCAAACGAGAAGCCTCTGTGGATCGATGGCGTGTCACCCAAACTTATCTGGGAGCATGAGGGAAAGAACGGTCCGTTCTATTCCGTAGGATTTGAGTACGAGGGCAAGCACGCGTCATTCACCGCGTCACCGAAACAGATATATGACAGTAATGACGGAAAGACAAAGGATGTTCTTGTCGGAAGTGCCGACACAGTAAAGCACGTTTCCGTAAAGGAAGATGACGGACAGTATAAGAACATCGACCTGACTGCAAAGCAGATCGTAGAGTCTGTTAAGGAGTCAAGAGAGAAGTACGCCGAAGAGCACTCAAAAGAGGACTCCAGAGATGACGACCTTATGAGGTAAGACATATCGCCTGAAGATAATACAAAAAATGGAACGAACCCTTGGTTCGTTCCTAGGAACGCTCATTCTCTTGATTGAGAATTGGGCGTTTTTATTTGTTTCAAAATTAACGTTTTATTCATAAATATTTTGGAAAACAAGTGAAGCAAAAGTGAAAGGAAATTGATATGAGTAAACGAATTAACTGGAACGATACTTTCAGTATCGTTCCTAGGAGTGGATCAAAGATCCACTCCATTAACTGGTCAGTCATTTTTCTATTCCTGACAGCAGACTTTTTGGTAAGCCTTATGTTTATAGGTTTGTTTCTACTGACAGTAACTGTGTTTGGACACATGAGTTTCTCATGGTCGACTCTGCTTATAGGTACGACTTTCTTAACAATACTACAGATAATAGCTATCGGTTTTAGTGTGCTTTGTTCTGATGAAGAGGAGAAAAGACCATGAATGAAGAGGCTTATGTCGACAATACCAAAATAGAAGAGTCACCAAAACGAAACAGGAAGAACCTGCGTGGTCTGATATTAAACATAGCAATAATTGTTTTGGTACTACTCATTGTACGCTTTTTAATACAAGGTGTAGTGGTGTCGGGAAGTTCCATGCAGAACACGTTAAGGTCAGGCGACAACCTTGTGCTTGAGAAATTAAGCTACAAAATAAGCAAACCGAAACGGTTCGACATCGTAGTCGTACCAAAAGAGGAAGGTTCAAAGTATTACCTCATAAAGAGAGTAATAGGACTGCCCGGAGAAACCATTCTCATCAAAAAGGGTGCTACATACATAAACGGCAAACTTTTAAGCGACACTCATGGGAATGCTGAAATGAATGATCCCGGTATTGCAGGAAATCCTGTAAAACTCGGAAAAGACGAATATTTCGTGCTTGGCGACAACAGGAACAATAGTGTTGACAGCAGGATAATAGGGCCAGTCAAAGGGAAAGACATCGTGGGACATATCGTATTCAGGCTCTATCCGAGTTCGAGAGTCTTTTTATCGTAGAAAGGAATTCTTCATGGAAAAGCAGCGTATCTTTGTCGACATGGATGGAACGCTTTATGAATGGCGGAAAGACGTTCCCTATGAAGCTATTTTCGAACAGTATTACTACCTGACACTGAAACCGCAGAAGAACATCGTAAAAGCGGTAAAGGAATTGGTAAAAGACGACAGATATGACGTTTATATCCTGTCTGCCGTCCTGTCAAATGAAGAAAACCCTTATGCCCTTGCAGAGAAAAATCAGAGACTGGACATTGACCTTCCGGAGATCGACAAGGCACATCGTATCTTTTGCCCCTGCGGAGTACCGAAAGACAGGTATATCCACGACATTCGACCAAACGATGTCCTGCTTGATGACTATTCCCACAACCTACATGAATGGGGTGGCATCGGAATCAAGGTCATAAACGATGTGAATGCGAGGCATGGTACATGGTTCGGAGAGAGAATTGACATCAATACCCAACCAAATCTTTTGGTACGACAAATCGAACAGGCAGTCACAAAGGAGCGGGAACCCCATACCCAAGAACGTATTGTGATGATTCCGTCTGACCGTTCCAAACCGGCCGTTTATTTTAATGGTACGGAGGAGGAAATCGAAGAAGCTGACAAAATCGAAGCAGAACGTGTTGCTATGTGGAAATCGATCCTTGACACTCCGGGGTTCACCGCCTTGGAGTTCGACCATGGTAATGACTATCTGATTCTTTCACCATATACCAAGGGAAACGAAGCTGTGTGGCAGCTTTCATGGTTTTGGCATAGCGATGACCTTGCCACTATGGACAGAACCTATGGTGGAACGAACGGACATGACCTATCTGCTCTTCCCTACGACCTGTATAAAGAGACACGGACAACAGGAGCAAGAGTCTTTGTCGTAACAACAGAACCATTCAAAGAACAGGTACAAAGAGAAACACAGGAAGAAATCGAGCGATAATGGTTCGTCTGTATCAGAAATCAGCTCAAAAAAAATTGTACGTTTAATAAGAAATTACGCATAGAAAAATTGTAAGGCTTTTGCAAATACGAAAAAAAACAGAAAGGTAAGAAGCGGTGAATGAAACAGAGAAAGAAGTGACACTCGGTTCTCTTTTTGACGGAGCAGGAGGATTTCCCTATGCGGGAAGTTTTTCGGGGATCAGGACGGTGTGGTCTTCCGAGATCGAACCGTTCCCCATTCGGGTAACAACGAAACGAATGCCACAGGTCAAGCACTATGGTGATGTGTCCGCCCTTGACGGAGCAAAACTAAAACCCGTGGACATTATCACATTCGGGTCGCCTTGTCAGGATTTATCTATTAGTGGAAAAAGAGCAGGGTTAAGCGGTTCTAGGTCGTCCCTGTTTTTTGAAGCAGTACGAATCGTTAAAGAAATGAGGGAAGCAACAAATGGAGAATATCCAAAATATATCGTCTGGGAAAACGTCCCCGGAGCATTTTCATCCAACCACGGAGAGGACTTCCGATGTGTCCTCGAAAACATCTGCCGAATCAAAGAAGAGGACGTATCAATTCCTAAACCTGAAAAATGGAACCACGCAGGACTTGTCGTGGGAGATGGTTACTCAGTCGCATGGCGAGTCCTTGACGCTCAATACTGGGGAGTCCCCCAGAGAAGAAAACGTATCTACCTTGTCGGAGATCTTGATGGCGGAAGTGCCGGAAAGATTCTCTTTGAGTCCGAAGGCATGTCAGGGTATACTCCGCAGGGCTTCTGCTCGTGGCAAGGAACTGCCGGTTCTCCTTCGGAAGGCTCTGGAGCGGCAGGCGCTATCTGCTTAAACGACCAGGGTGGCGACCGAATGGATGTGTCCGAGGATGTAACGGGAACGCTCCGTGCGCAGGATCATGGGCATCCTCCCGTGGTCATGGGTGCGGCGGGCTTTTGTACCGAACACTCCGCCAAGAGCCGCTCCATCGGATATTATACCGGTCCCGTTGAGGTCGCTCCCACCTCACGGACACTTGACACAAGTGGTGGGAATCCGGCCTGTAATCAGGGTGGTATCGCCGTGGTATCGGTACAGGGTTCCATGATCGGGAGGGCGGATAAGAACGGACCGCAGGGGAGCGGTATCAATGAAGATGTCAGCTTTACGCTCAATACCATCGACCGCCATGCGGTAGCATTTTCGCAGGATGCCTATGATAAATATACGAAAAACAGTGTTAGTAGCTCTCTTCGTGCCAGAGGCGGAATATACGGTGGTGGTTCTGAAACCCTTGTCTACAGTACGAGTAAAAGCAAACGCCATACAACAGTGGGAGAAAATATAGCAAATACATTAGTGAGTACCGATTATAAGGATCCCCCGACTGTAGCAGGAGAAAAAGAATCGAAATATATTGTCCGTAGGCTCACCCCGACCGAGTGTGCCAGACTGCAAGGATTCCCTGACGATTGGTGCGATAACCTTGGAACGGATGAGCCAACCGATGAGGAGATGGCGTTTTGGAGGGATGTTTTTGAAACACACCGCCGTCTGGTTAGTAATGGAACGGTTCTGAAAGAACCGTTCCTAGGAAAGGATCGTAAATCCTTTCCATTACATGCGACCAAACCCAAGACCGACAATCAGATCAAGAAATGGCTGAAAAGTCCTCATAGCGATAGTGCAGAGTATAAGATGTGGGGCAACTCGATCGCCATTCCGTGTGCTCTGTATGTATTGAGCGGAATTAAAGAAACGTTCTCTCACGACTAATGTCGTTGAATGGAACGATTCTAAAGGAATCGTTCCTAGGAGCGAATCCGCGATTCGCTCCATTGAATGGAGTGGATTTTTTAATCCACTCCTGGGAACGACTCTAAAAGAACTGTGAAAGTAAGGGGGTCAATATCATTGGAAAGAACAGTGTGTGAATTGTTTGCAGGAGTCGGCGGATTCCGTTGCGGATTAAACAATATTAATGAGAGTGTTGTTTACTCTTCCGAAAACAGATCAAAAGAAAAATGGGGTAACCGAAATTTCTGGTTGAAAAACAGAAACCACGAATAAGCTGTTATCTCATGTTTCCTCAATTAGTGGTTGAAAGGAGGTGTTTTTATGCAGATCGTTCATGCCAGGAAGATGCGTATTTATCCGAACAATACACAAAAACAGACGATCAACCAGACGCTCGGCCATTGTCGATACGTCTATAACAAGATGCTTGAACGTAATCAGAAGGTCTATAAACGCCGTGGTGAACATCTGAACTATTATGCCATGCAGAACCTACTTCCACAGATGAAGCAGTATCTTCCGTGGCTCAAAGAGGCGGACTCCCAGGCATTAAAATATGCCTGCCGACAGGTAAGTGCTTCTTACGACAGGTTCTTCAAGAAACAGGGCGGTTATCCGAAGTTCCATAACAAACATGGACGACAGTCCTACACGACAACAAACAATACGGTAATCGCTGTAGAATCGCGCCGTGTAAAACTTCCCTGCCTCGGATGGATAAAATCCTCTGACAAACGGAATTGGAATGATAACCTTCATGTCTGTTATGCCACGATAAGCCGTGAGCCGGACGGAAAGTATTATGTCAGCGTGACGTATAAGACAGAGATCTCGGATTCAACGTTTGTACCAGATACGAGCCGTTTTCTCGGATTGGATTATAAATCTGATGGCCTGTACATGGATTCGAACGGTGATCCTGCCGAGATGCCACACTACTATCGGAAAGCACAGAAACTTCTGAAACGGCGACAGAGGCAATTAGCAAAGAAGAAGGGTTCTCGTAAGGGCGAACCGAAATCTAACCGCTTTCTGAAAACGCAGAAACGTGTCGCAAAGCTGTACCGCCATACAGCGAACCAGAGGAAGGACTTCTTGCAGAAGCGGTCTACTGAGATAGCCAATCGGTATGACGGTGTATGTATCGAAGATCTGAACCTCCGGGCGATGGCGAACAAAGACTTTGGAAACGGCAAAGCGACCAACGATAACGGATACGGAATGTTCACGGCGATGCTTTCCTATAAACTGCGGGAACGTGGGAAACCGCTCGTTCAGGTCGATAAATGGTATCCGTCCTCACAACTGTGCAGTTGCTGCGGACACCGCCAGAAGATGCCGCTCAATGTACGGACATACCGTTGCCCGGATTGCGGAACAGTAATCGACCGTGACGTAAATGCCGCAGTCAATATCAGAAACGAAGGAATACGGATCCTTAAATCCGCTTAGATACTTATTAACAATACCGACAGGGTGCCGGGAATTTACGCCTGTGGAGATGGCTCTGGCGGGGATACATAGCAACATTGTGTATCTAGTTATCCATCATTGAATCAGGAACCGCGAAGTAATGAAACGGGATATTTTCAACTAGAGAGTTGGAAGCCGTCCATCCGGTGAGAGCGGAGTTTCAACCACTTATTGCGGATACCCGATATATTCCTGATTGGCAGTTCATGGAAGATTATATCAAGAGCCTTCATAGTGAGCCTATCACTACTACGAGGGGGGCTGCCGAATCACTTTCGCTTGGTGTTGATAAGTGGGAAGAATTTAGAGTTCGGAATTTATTTGATATTACACGGGGACAGCGTTTGATTGCAGATGACAGAGAGCAAGGAAAATTATCATATTTTTCAGCCTCTCAGGATAATAATGGCTGTACTGATTATATATCAAATCCTTTATTTGTCGATAAAGATGCTTTAATATATGATACTTTTGGCGACTGCTATTATGTATCAGGTGAATTTACGGCAAGCGATGAAATAAGTATTCTTCATAATACCAATATGACTGAAAAATCTGGATTATTTATTGCAACAATAATGTCGGCTAATAAATATAAATATGCGTTTGGTCGAAAAGCCTTCCAAAATAAATTTATTGACAATATTATTAAGCTTCCTATTCAGCGTGATGTGTTTGGCAATCCTGTGATTGACCCTGATAAGAAATACAGCGATAAAGGCTATATTCCTGACTGGGATTTCATGGAGAGATATATCGACAGTCTGCCGTATTCAGACAAGATTGCGTAATAAAGGAGAGTGATAGATATGTCAGCAGTAATGGATATTTACAGTTTAATCAAAGATTTGATGGATGAAGCTGAAAAGAATAAGAACGAACAGTTGGTGAGTAAACTGATTGTCATTGAGAAACAGGTCAATGAATTGGATAAGGAAAATCAGGAGCTGAAAAAGACTCTTGACATTCAAGAAAAGCGTATTTGGGATGACAACAATATGTCGTTTACATTACCTGAGAATTCCAAAGTACATTATTGCTCTGTCTGTTATGGACATAGTGGAAAATTGATTCCAATGTGGGATTTACCCAACCGAGGACTTGTATGCAGAGTATGTGAAGAAATATGGATGAAGGGTAATCAGAGATGAGGTAGCGGATATGAAGAACAATGATAAGAAAGAAATCAAATATCTGAATGTCTGTATGGACAAGGCTCTGCACGAAGAATTTGAAGCGTTCTGCAAGGCTCACGGAATGAGCAAGGTCGGTGCGACAGAGCAAGCTATCAGACAGTATATGGATAAGATAAACAAGGCACTGAAGAATGTGAAGTAAAAAATAAAGCACCCTTTTCTCTTGGATCGAGAATTGGGTGCTTTTGATTTACAGGATTTAATCAGTTTATATGGGAACAGATTGTATTTTTCTTCGTACAATCTTCGCATAAGATCAAACTGCGTCATAAGATATTCTCAAAAAGAATCCAGTCGCTATAAATTGGAATGAGCGACTTCCAACCGGCGACTCCTGCTTCTTTGAATATCTTCCACTTGCGAAGGGTATAGAGTGCAAAAAAAATAAATATTGCGACCATGATTACGTTAAAAATTGTCTGAATCATACACAATACCCCTGCTTATCTTTCTTTCTCTATTCCCTTTTCGTAGTCATGGTCGTAAATTCTTTCCAACTCCTTGTACAAAGAATCATCGGTCACATAGATGTCGCCTGTGTCCTCTACATACTTTCCATCTTTTGCAACGCTGATCATGACTAAATTCCAAGCATCCTTGTCTTTTGACGCATCGAAGTCCTCGTCTTTGAAAATTGTAAGGACTAAATCGTTGTTCTTGCCAAACTCAAACACTTCTAGTTTTTCGTTTGCGGCAAGGTCATTGCAATAGTTGATAATGGTATCAATGCTTGGTCTGCTTAACTGGTATATTCCCATGTTGTTTTCCTCTCATTTCTTTTTTGCGACTGTCTTAGTATCTGGAGATTTCCCACTCTTCGGAAGTGTAGCACTTCAGGAAGTCGTTGACCTTCTGTACATACTCTGTCAGGATCCCCTTGGATTCTTCGTCAATACGAATCTTCATAATTCGTTCTCCAATTCAGGCTGCTCTTTTGCCATCAGTTCCATTGTAAAATGTTCATGTTCGGGATGCAGAGGAAGAGCATTAAGGTCTCTCATTTCTACCCAACAACGGTTTCGGCAGAAAGTTGCACCACCCATTCCATAGCTTTCCGGACACGTTACGGCAGGACTGCGTTCAACCACCCACTCGTATATGGCTACCATGTCCTTCTCTGCTTCCATGATTTCTCCGACATCCTCCCAACCGGATCTACGTTTACCATTTTCATAAAATTCTCTTTTGAAGATTCTGTACTTCATGTTATTTTCCCTTTCTATCAAATGAAGATTTCCGCATCTGCCTTGATCCAATCGACCTTGTAGCCTTCTTTTTCCAACTGCTTTTGTGCAACGTCAAGGCGTCCATTGTCATTCCACTCGCCTTCGGTTTCGTTCATGTAATCCCAAATTGCATCCTTGACTTGGTCGATGGTTCCGTCTGTCAGTTCCTTGCCGTACACTCTGGCAACCACGGTGTACCCATCATTCCAACCGTCTAGGTCTTTGGTAAACCAAATGAACTGTTCTTTCATTGCTCTGCCTTTCCATCGCTCTTCTTTTTTGGTTTATCAGCGTCATTCGACCTGTCCGACATGAGTGTGATTGTTCCTAGCGAAATATAGCCATCTTCAGTTTCTTTTGCCAACAACACGGACTGATTTTTCATCTTGCCTGTCCTCTCCATTCTCTTTCCCTTTGATATTTAAGGTCTACTCAATATTGCCATTCGCTGTCGTAAATATCGCCATAATCAACGGTTCCCAATCCGTCACACATAATGTATCTGCAACCGTAATCATGGTCATCTCCATAATCATTAACATCGCAATCGTAAAAACGATTATCATCTATAAAATCCTTAACATAAGAATGAAAAGTCTGATACCTTCCGTCTCCCATATAGATGTGTAAAACCACCGGATCTTCCGGATACAAATCTACTTCCAAAAAATCTTTCAAAGTCATATGCCGTCTTTCCTTTCTGTGGAATCAATAGATCGGATCGAAATCATCCATGTCTTCCGAGCAGTCTTTCACTTCGGTTTCTTCAAAGTTGAAGTCCTGTTCCAAATCTTCTACGGTAAAACCCCAGTACAGTAAGGTCTTTATCGTGGTGGAAGTGTTTTCACAGTTCGATACATGATCAATAATCTGATTCAGCAAATCACGATAATGTTCTTCCTTTTCAGAATGTGTGTACTCCATGTTGTTCTCCTTTCGGTCTGTCAACCATTTCCCTTTACCTTATGACATTATATTACACTGTATCGTGTAATTTGTCAAGCATAAACGGAAAGAAAATCAGTAAAAATAGAAAGAAATTGTTTTGGTGACACACGGAAAAGTGTATTCTCAATGCTTTTGTACTGTCGTTTTGCGACATAATGTGTATTGAAAAACAACTCTCTCTCGAACACATCCGCTTTAATTTCCGTGTAATCATTCGGGAAGTTACGGTACTCGGTAGGAAGGCTCTTCACCTTGTCGATCACGGTGTCAATGTCTGGGGATAAAACCCCGCCGTTCACAACATTGAGCCATTCGTGATCGATCCTGACGGCACAATACTTTGGATCAAAGGCAACTGCCTTGTTCTTAATTGCCAGTAACCAGTCCACGAGTGACCAGTCTGACTGATCCGTAAACAATTCAAGGTCGTTCAGTACCGAGTTCATATCATTATTTGAATATTCATAAGAATTACCTCTCTATTTCTTCGTTTTGATTGTGTTCCTTATCCTCTTCCTTTGCATCACGAAAGGCGGTTTTGAGCATTTCAAGGGTTTCTTTCTCATAGTTACCGGAGATACAAGACGAATCTCGTAAATCTGCGAGTACACGCTCGAAACAATCCTGAAACCGACCGCCCTGAAACTGATTGCCGTTCCAGTCACATTCAAATTCTTTTGGTATTTCAATGACTAACTTCATACTGTTTTCTTCCTTTTCTATCAGCTCACATTGATGCAATTCAGACGTTGCTTTGCCTGTTTAACCATACTGCACGTTTGTATAGCGGATGTACTACTTTCATGGCTTCAAGCCTTGTATCCGTTTCCCCTATCTTCACAAACCCGTTCTTTTCCACCTTTTCATTGAGATCAAGCGGGTATTCCCAGTATGTTGTATAGTTTGTTTCATCCAACCGATAAATACCGTATTTCATATCCTGACCGACCTTATCTATCGTACTCTGGTTCTTTTTCTTCCTTGTTGTCTACCGTTGATCTGTTATGGATGTACAACTGGTTGTTTGTGCCTTTGAACAACTGACTTTCGCTTGCGTTCTGATAAGTCTTTAGCAGGTCGCCAAAGTCGCTCTCAAAATCGAAATCGGATTGTAGGTCACATGGTTGCAGTTGTCCCGAATGTAATCGCTTGCATCCCGAGCATTGTCGAAGACGTTGAAGGCAATATGGATCTCGGAATAGATTGCAACAACGTGCAAGGGCGGTTTCTCTGCCTTATAGAACACGGCATAGCCGTAGGTGTTCATTGTATTCATGATGTAGCTCCTTATCTGTTTTCCTGTTTTTTTGCTTGTTTCTGCTCCTGTCCTTACAATATTTCTATGCGTAAAATCTATTAAAAGATGGAGTGATGCTTTGCATCACTCCTAGGAAAGGGGCTTTAGTCCCTTTCCATTAGATGCAAAAAAATTGGATATTATTGGTCAGATACAAACGGAAAGAAAATGATGAAAAACGAAAAGAAACGCTTTGATTTGACATTTTTGAGTGTATAATGTAGAATAACGTACAAAGGAAAGTACAAAGTACAAAGGAAAGGAGGGAATCGAAATGGAAATGAGCACATCAGAGAAGATCCGATTTCTGGCAGGTCGAAAAGGCATGACTATGGGTAACATTGCCGAAAGAACACACCAGACACGGCAGAATTTATCCAACAAGATGACAAGGTGTGACTTCAAACAGTCCGAACTGGAACGGATCGCAGGAGTCCTCGGCTGTGATCTGAAAGTTTCATTTGTAGACAAAGAGACGGGAGATGAAGTTTGATGGAACTTATTAACATTACGACCTTTCAAGATCAATATTGGTTTCTGTCAAATTATTATCCTGCTCCTGTTGTTTATCATGGAATCACCTATCCGAGCAACGAAGTGGCATTTCAGGCACAAATTGGAAAGGATCGTAGATCCTTCCCTAGGAACGATACCTTCAGTATCGTTCCATTAGACGACCGACTGTGAACTGCAAAAGCAGTTTTCCTCTCTATCTTCCGGAGATGCTAGACGTTTCGGACGGTCGATCCCTCTTCGACATGATTGGGAAAAGGTCAAAGTATCTGTCATGCGAAACTTGGTTCATGAAAAATTCAGTCAGCATCCGGAATTGTCGGACAGGCTCTGTGCTACGGGAAACGTCATTCTAATCGAGGGAAATACATGGAATGATAAGACGTGGGGTATGGTGCAGACGAGCGATGGAACATGGCATGGACAAAACTTACTGGGGCAGATTTTGATGGAAGAAAGAGAACGACAACAGGAACTTAAGCAAGAAAGGAAGCAATAATATGGGGCTACCGTTATGTGAAACCGGAGGAAAACATCCGGCATATCCAAAAGAATATCTGGAAGGAACCATGAATCTGATTCGTTTGGTGTTCATCCAAATGAATGAAATTAACGACTTGGACATCTATCAGCAAATCGACGCTTTTCTTCGATTTTCCGACATCCGTCAAAAAATGGATGAGGGAAACTGGTCTGCTCTAATGAAGGGATGGAAACAGGTCTACCATAGCGTTCCTTTGGATGCTTGTGATCCGGGCGAAAAAGCAGATGGTGTTCTCTTGCATTGGATGGCGGACATTTACACTTATTGGCAATGGAAATACAATCGGTCTTCCAGAATCATGAGCTATCGATGCCCAGCAAAGGAACTGGCAAAATTGTTCTATCCACTCCATGAAGCGTCTATTACAAACGCAACAGGGAAACTGGATCAAAGATTCTTTTAAGGAAAAGAGAGAGGGGAGTAAATGGGGCTGTGACTTGTATTTTATTCCTGTTTGCATTACATTAAGCAGGCGAGCGATTGTGGAAAGCAAACGTCAACTACCCCGACCTAAGCTATCGCTTTGATGTCGGAGCTTGTAACTGCCCTGTGGTATAGCGGATAAATCTTCCCACATTTAGTCGTTTAACATTACTGCTAAAAGTGGCGTTACATCGTAGGCACGTTGACACATACCTGTACTACAGAGATTTACTCCGTAGCAACTGCATCAGGTACTAATAGTTCTATTCCCATACGATACAGATTCATAGCTCCAATGCGGTCATCGTTAGATTTATAACCACAGTTTTTACAACAGAAAAGATGCATTTTCTTGTTGCGGTTAGTCTTTGCTGTATGACCACATTTAGGACAAGTTTGGCTTGTATAAGCAGGATTAACCTTTTCTACAAGCTGATGATGCTTTAAGGCTTTGTAAGATAGTTTCTGTTCTAAATCATAGTAAGACCATGATACGGAAACATAACGGTCTTTCACCTTAACTCTTTCAGTAGCAGAACGGATACCACTTAAATCTTCAATGACAAACAAAGTACCAACGGGATTATTCTCAACGAGTGCCTTTGATACACAATGGTTTACATCCTGCATCCAACGGTTTTCTCGCTGACCGATAGCTTTAATTCGTCTACGGGATGATGGAGTACCGACCTGCTGTAACTGCTTACGCAAAGACTTATAATGAGCACGTTTTTGTTTAACAACATTACCATCGTAAAATACAGATTTTCCATTACTATCATATGTTGCAGCAAGAAATCTGATTCCACGGTCTATACCAACAACATTAGAAACTTCTGATTTTTTAAGTTCGGTAATTTCGTATGTTACAGGTATATGCAAATAAAACTTATTATGTTTATTCACAAGCTTCGCAGTGCCAAACTTACAGTTGTCAGAAAAATATTGTTCAAAGCCATTTTTATAGAAAGCAACCTTGATACGACCATTCAATGTATTAACAGAAAATATATCGTTTTTTGTATTAAGCGAATAATCCCTGTTCCATACAAGGTCTAATTGAGGAAGTCTAAATACAGGCTTTATCCACTCTTTCTGATTTTCGAGAATGGTCTTGTATTTAGCAATAACTGTTCGTACACAAGAAACTGCCATCTGAGAACGGAGACCATAAATTTCACGGACTTGATAGTAAGTATCTTTCTGTACACTATAACGACTAAGGTTATGTGTTTTGTATATGTATTCAGACACATAATTACAAGCATCAGAATAAGCCTTCATGGTATCGCAGAGTATCTGCTTATCAAAAGGATTTACTAAAATCTGAAGTTTTGCTGTAATTGTCTGCTCCATATACTATACCTACATTCTTCACCAAAATTATTATATCATATATTTTGGTGAAGAACAACGTCGCATAAAGAAAATACACCACTAAAACGGGCATTCCTCCCACGACTTACAGAAGTCAGGGCTTCCTGCCCTGCGGCGTGGGTGAATTGTGGTGGAAGTTCGACCTTCGGTCTTTAACTCCTCGGACAACACCAAAAGAGAACCTGATGTGTCGGGTTCTCTTTTTTTTTGCTCAATTTAGTCATTTATGATTTCAATTTAGTCACTTGTTACGTTTATGACAAAGTTGATGATTAACCGCCGCACACTCGTGACTTTAGTTATGAGTTAGGCGGTCTTTAACTCTCATAGTCTTTACGGGATGAGTAACCTATGGTATAATAAAGATATGGATAAAGAAGATATATTTACTATACCATCTTTTGTTACGCATGGTCGGGGCTATGTATACTGCCTTCAGTATCATATAGTCTGGTGTACAAAGTATCGTAATAAAGTACTCATCGGTTCTACAGATACTGATCTTAAACAGATACTTTACGATCTTGCCGATGAACAGAATATAAAAATCATTGCTATGGAAACCATGCCGGATCATGTACACATGCTCATAGAGGCCACTCCGCAATGCAGGCTTTCGGATGCCATCAAGATATTTAAAGGCACATCCGCCTGGTATCTGTTCAAAAAACATCCGGAGCTGAAGAAAAGTCTCTGGGGCGGACATCTGTGGAATCCGTCATACTTTATCGTAACAGTCAGCGACCGCACGAAAGAACAGATCGAACAGTACATATACAACCAGCGTACATCCCGTGGCAAAGGCGGCAAGCCATCAAAACATAAGTCATAAGGGAAGGAGGTATCACGATGGACATCAATACACTTTACAGTATAAAGATCAAGGATTGTAACAGTATCTTTAAAGATTCTGTTGCAGTGTATCGTGATGCTGTAGACTTTCTTATACCTGTTTGTATAGATCACTGGGATGAGATATCCGGGCAGGCTGATCTTCAGCACAAGAAAATGTATGTTGAACATCTGGTACATAAGACTGATAAATATCCACATCCTCTGTATGACTTTGACGGAAAGTTCTATAAGTTTCCATCATACCTTTTACGCGGTGCTATAGCTGAAGCTGTCGGCAGGGCGTCATCTTATATGTCAAACCTTGCAAGCTGGGAGTCGGCTGATTCTGCCGCCCGTGGCAGACAGCCGGGCATCCCGAAAGCCGGATATATTTATCCGTGCCTGTACCGTAGCAACATGTTCGTCCGCACAGGTACTTACGAAGCGCAGATCAAGGTTTTTATCCGAAATACCTGGGACTGGGTGACTGTCAGACTCCGCAAGTCGGATGTAGATTATATTACGCACCACTGCTCTGACCGTAAAGAGTGCGCCCCTGTATTACAGAAACGTGGTAAACAGTGGTATCTCGACTTCTGCTTTAAGGAAAAGGTCGCACTCAAAGATACTGACATATACCACCAGACCATAATAGCTGTAGACCTTGGTATCAACAACGCCTGCACCTGTTCTGCCATGTGCTCAGACGGCACGGTCTTGGGAAGACATTTTTTAAAGCTTTCTAAAGAATACGACTGTCTTAAACGCAAAACAGACCGCATCAAACGTGCACAGCGTCATGGTTCACGATGCGTTAAAAACCTATGGCGATACGCCGATGGCATAAACCACGACATCAGTGTAAAGACCGCATCGTTTATCGAGGGCATAGCCCGCATGTATGATGCTGATGTTATAGTCTTTGAACATCTCGATACCTCCGATAAAAAGCATGGTTCAAAGAAACAGAAACTCGCACTCTGGCGTAAGATGGAAGTCCAGCGCATCGCGGCTGATAAGGCACATCGTCTTGGTATGCATATCGCCCATATCTGCACGTGGGGGACATCACGCCTTGCTTACGATGGCAGTGGTACTGTCCTTCGTGGAGGTAAGTCCACAAGGACGAACGGAACTTACAGTATCTGTGAGTTCAAAAGCGGCAAGGTCTATAACTGTGACCTTAACGCAAGTTACAATATCGGTTCACGCTACTTTGTGCGTGAGATCCTGAAGTCCCTCCCGGTGACGGAAGGGCAGCGCATCCAGGCAAAAGTTCCAGGATGCGTAAAGAGAAGCACCTGCACACTGTCTACACTCATTAGCTTAAACTCCGCTCTGTATGCGTAAGCATACAGTAGCACGGTTTTAGCTGTATCTGTAGTCAGCGAGTCTTATAAGGTATGATACTCCTTATAAGAAGCACGCGACTTTAGTGTGAGGCTTCACATTCGTACAGGATATATCCTTTCCCTTTGACTACCGCATGATAATTTGGATCGTTCTTTATGAGATAGGAAAATATGTCACTTCGATCATAAGCTATGGCATAGTCTGCACGGTATAATGTCGTTATTTTGTGATAGTATGCGTCTGCATTCCTGATATGATAAGATTTCATATCGTACAAAGGCACAATGTTTTCTGCTACGGAACGCCCACCAATGGCTTTGGAATAGCATTCAGGACGACTGTCCATGGCTACACGAAAGCCTTTGTACTGCAAATACGAACCGAAATCATGACAGCATAGGATCGATGCTTTGCTCTTTCCGTGAGCGTTCAGCCATCTTACTGCCTTTATCGGGGTAATAATACTATCTTTCGGATGGAATGTAGCATTCAGATTGGTCGTATAAGTATTCGTTACCAATACCAAAGCAGACAAAGCCATTACAAGAAAAGACAGTTTATTGTTACTTTTTTCGAATTTAAATGTTCGTCCTACGGTCTTTAATGGAATGGATCTACGATCCATTCCTAGGAACGACACTTTGTGTCGTTCCATTAACTCTGAACCTTTGCTTCGCAAAAGTTCAGACGACCACGCAATAAGGAAAGCAAAGGCAATATCCATCCACATTGTCTGCCGTACTTTTGTCCACGCCAATACGGTCAGTCCGAGAATCATGCAGAAGTCACCAATATGCAGCTTTTTTCGCTCAATGGAGTGAACCTTTAGTTCACTCCTAGGAACGATTCTTCCGAAGCAAGCAACAAGTTGCTTGATCGCTTCGCATTCGTTCCATTCAATGGAGAGAACGGTAAAAACCGTCAACAACAAAACCCCAGACATCACACGAACCCACGGACTAAAGAATATCAATCCTATTTGTTTTGGCATCGTGACAGAGCGAAGTTCTGAAATACAACCGCCGTACTGATTCAAATATTTCATTGAACGTGGCAGATAGAGAATGCCGTCTATTCCATACGGATTCAAAAACAGGCAGGGGATCATGGAAACCATGCCAAGAAACAGGAAAATTCCGTACCATCTTGGATATTGCTGTCGGTGAAACCGTCGATGGAATAGCCATTGAACAAGATAAGGCAGGACGACAACAAAGTGCATTATCCACATACTGCCATGCAGGTTCATTTCCAGGACTGTCATAAATGGTAAAAACAAGAGCCATCTCCACTTTTTCGCACGAAAAAATGGAAGTGTTTCTACTTTTTCCCCTACGTTACAAAACTGCTCCAGTCCGCAGATTTGTAACATAAGAAGTGCAATAGTCAATAGTTCCGGTCGGACACCGTGATAGGGTTCAATAACTTCCAAAAGTACGGCGAACAGAAAACTCAAGGACATGGGAATTTTCCGCAGGCGAAAGAACCATGTAAAAGAAATGACAAAAAGAGCTACGGACAGATCAACCAAAAGTATCGTTCCAATGGCATTTCCGAAAGTACGAGTCAGGAAGGCTGCAAGCACCATATACCCCCATTGCTGAAACAGAATTTTCTGTCCGGGAATATAAGAAAAGACATTTGATTTGGGAAACGACCATGGATGGTCTAAAAGATACCCTCCGTCTTTTAGCATATAATAATAGTCAACACTGACTCCGCCAATATTGATACATTGAGGGATCAGAAGAGCGATCGCCAGAAAAACAACAGCGATAATAGGAGTGAATCTTTGATTCACTCCATTAAATAAATTTTTCTGTTTATGAAAAGTTAAAGACTGTAACATCAGTTTCTCCATTTCGTTAATGTTTCAATATCCACATAATGATTTTTCTTCCATCTTTGATGGAACAAATCTTGGAACGAGATCCTTTCTGTCTGTCATGATAGGAAATATCCTCTGTAACATACGGCTGTCTGGAACGGAAAAGGTTCATGGTCAGTTCCGTTTCCACAGTGAAATCGTCAGACTGAATGGGGTATTTCAGCAGAAATGCCCGCGTTACAATGCGAAGTCCCGACATCACATCCACAGAACGGGCATGGCACTTTTTCGCCACAAGATATGGCACTAGGCGATTCCCAAGTGCATGAAAGAGTGATCGATTTTCCACAAAATACTGTTTCCTTCGGTCACCGATCGCCATGGCACAATGAGGTGTATGTATCATTTTATCCAAAAGCATTTTCCCATCCCGTGCCGAATATGTTCCGTCACCATCGATAAAAAGATACTTATCTGCCTTTACTTTACGAATCATTACCTTTAAGGCAGCACCTTTCCCCGAAATAGGGCATGGAATGACCGTCACACCACAGTCCTCGGCAACAGCTTTGGTATTGTCGGTACAATTATTGTCACCGACAAATATCTCTGCCTGCGGCAACTCTTTTTGACAGTCACGAATGACTTGTCGAATCGTTTTTTCTTCATTTTTGCACGGAATCAAAATCGCCAAATTCAGCATTAAAAATCCTTTCCAATACATAAAAAAGAGAAGAGAGCTATTTCTTTCTCTTCTCTTTTATGAATAATTTTTTCCGATTCGCACAAAACGTAAGAAGAATTTTTGCTTTATTCTTTTTCCCTTTCCCGTATCTTATCTTCTTCCAATTCAGCAGCGATGAGGTTGATTCCCCTATTGCCCTTATATCGTTCCGCGTTCAGTTCTCCAATCGCTAGGAATGGCTTGTTAGGGTTTATGTCACCAAGCATATCCTTATATCGGAACACCGTCACCTTTCCATGGTCGCCAAAGAAGAGGGCAGTATTCTTGTCACTTCCGCACAGATAGGGTTTCTTTTCCATGGGATTCATGTGGACACCGAAGAGGGGAGCAGGATTACCCTGTCCGAAGGGAGCAAATTCACGAAGGGCATGGTAACATTCTTCCATCTCGTCCTGATCGATGACGAAATTCGGTTCCAGATGGTCGCATTCGGCATAGACGGACAGATCGGGAAGATTCTGAATTTCTTCTAACTTATCCCGATAGACCGACAGTCCGGCTGCACCTGTATGACCGCCAAATCCGACAAAATATTCCTTGGGCAGACTGCACAGATAGTCAAAGATGTCAAATCCCTGAATGGAACGGGCAGAGCCTTTCAGCACTTTCTCATCCTCTGTATCGGTCAGTACGATACAGGGTACTCCGAACCGTTCCGTAATATTTCCTGCAAGAATACCGATAATGCCTTCATTGACCTGCGGAATATATACCCATAAAGGCGACTTCAGACCTGTTTCTTCGATCTTCTTTTCCACGCCTGCATACAAGGTTTTGGTCAGGTCTTTTCTGGTCTCATTGACCTTTACCATTTCCTTTGCCATTTCCTCGGTCGGGTGCAGAAGGTAGCTCTCTGCCTTGGCTGCTCCACTATCATCCATGCGGGATTGGGCGTTGATGATCGGACCGAACATGAATCCAAAGTCCTTTTCCGTAATGTCTTCCCATGCAAAATCATGATTAGGGAATGTGTTGTATGCCTTGCCGAGGTATCTCCACGATGTCGGCATTATTCCGTTCGAAAGTTCATTGAGAGCAGTCTTTACTATCTTATAATTATCGCCTGTCAGCTCCATCACATCAGCTACCGTACCCAAGGCAGCGAACGAGCGGAGATGACGTAAGAATTTCGGATTCTTCACGAATTGTTCTGCGATCTTATAAGCAACACCCGCACCACAATAACCGTCATAATCAAAGGGGTTGCAGTCCTTGGCTTTCGGATCGATAACAAGATCTGCCCTTGGTATCTCGTTCAGTCCCTGTTCGTGATGGTCTGTCACGATGACACGGAATCCGAGTTCTTTTGCATAGGCAATTGGCTCTGCTCCTGCGATGCCGTTATCCACGGTTACAATGGTACAAACTTCACCCCTATCCAAGGCATCTTTTCTCCGTTCATACAGGCGGTCTATGAGTTTCTTCTGAATACCATATCCATCTGTGATACGGTTCGGGATCAGAAATCCTGTGTCTTTATGAAAGGTACTCGTCATCAGCTTATACATGATATATGTCGATGTGACACCATCACAGTCATAGTCGCCCAGAATGTCGATATGGTCAGAGTTCTTTACAATGGCATAGAACTTCTTTCTGACCTTTTCATCCATGCCGAAAGACTTGTCCTTCAGGGCATTGTATTCCTCGGAGGTCATTCCGAGGTTATGCAAAGTATATTCTTTAATTGCTTCTCGAATAGTCATAATTCTCCTTACATCACGCCATTGGCCATAAAAACAATGGTGCAAATCCGAACGGCTTTAATGTGTCCGGATCACGGTAATATCCGAATGTTGATATGTTCCTTGCCACATTGTATTTCCTGTCACAGGCGAGCATTCCCGACAGGAACTTTCTCGCATTGGGTATTTTTACATCGTCTATCGCCATAAAAAATATTTTTTCTTCAGGCAGACCTTTGTAAATGGGATCGCTTGCATATCCATGAAAGAGATCACCTGCAGGAATGTATTCCATAGCAAGGCTTGCTTGATTCTGAAATCTGTAATAAACCTCGTCATATATGAAAAGGTAGTCGCCTTTAACAGTCGGAACATATGGTCTGTACTTTTCCTGAAGAAAAACAGGCTGTTCCGTCAGTTCAGTCCTTATGGCGAGATAAAAAATGTTGCAGTCGGATTCGTCCTGCAAATATCTGCATTCTCTCGGCAACGGTAGCGTCATGTTGCCAGTATCTCTCGACATCAGGACATCCTTGTTTTCGTCCTTATCTTCCATCAGCGAGAACACATCTTCCGTTTCGGGTTGGATGTAAAGGTTAATGCTGTCCCATCGCTCATTCTCATTAAGACGAACCCAATAGCAGTCATAAAGCGACAGATAATGGAGCGGTAAGAACCAACTCTCGTTCACGACACGGGCATCCTTCAACGCTTTCACATCGGCACGCTTATCAGAGACACGCCGATTTTTGAGCCAGAAATTTACGTCATCCTCATCGTTGATGTGAGGAATGGACGGAGGGAGATGCTTCTCGTTTGATACCGACAGGACTCTTGAACAGTTGCCCTGTTCGTTCATAAGGAATTCAACGGTCGGAATATCCTTGTGCATAAGGGTTGCTTTTCTCATGCGTCCGCCTTTTTCAAAAGTTCCCCGACTTTGCCATGAACTTTGTTGTAGTCCTCGTCAGATGCAAAAATGCTTGCGAATATACAAGCCAAAAGTCCTGCTACAAGTGCATTTCGTAATGCCATAATTTATCTCCCTTCCTTTGGAACGACCGAATCGTTCCAACACTCGTTCTAAAATATCTATGAGTAAAATGTTAAGCCTGTTTTCAAAAACAACACTTGCTGATCCTCATTATCCTTTCAGGTTCGATACCTGTGGTCTTTTGCTGTTCGCTTAATGTGTTTTCGAGTGCATGATATTCAACCGATGAGAGATATATGCCTGTTGACTCTCTTATGGATTCGTTACCATACATTACAAGGTATCGCGAAGTGGAATGGATCGTAGATCCATTCCTAGGAACGGTTCTAAAAGAACCGTTCCATGAAACACTTGGTTTTTTACTCTTTACCTTACAAAGCAGGTCTGTCATTTCACCCCTTGTGACATAGCCTGTACTCCCGACATTACCATTAAAAATGAGTATGCTTTCGGTCGGCAGTTCTCCCTTCCTTGCATTCCCCCATGCCATGCACCACGGTGACGGAGTGAGATCGAATAATCCATACGGTTTATCCATGACCTCATCAGAGAAGAACTTCCTTATCTCACCGGTCTTGTCCATAAGATAGGTCTCATAGTAAAACCGCCCCTTTGACTTTACAGGTCTGTCTTTATTGACAAAGCAGACGACAGCTCCGACTCTTGCCTTTCCCTCTTTTGGAAATCCGTCTGTAAGTGCAAGCCTTCTCCATATCGAATCGTCAGGGAACACGAGACCCATGGACTGATATTCATTTCCGTATAGTTCCAAAAGCGGTTCTTCAGAAGATCGACCTTCGGTCTTTAACTCTGAGTCTTTGCTACGCAAAGGCTCAGAAGGTCGACCTACAAATTCTGACATTTCGGGGATCTTTTCGAGTTTCTTTGCCTGTGCATCCGTTGGCACGCCATCTTTTGCGGAATCGAGTATCTTCTTCCTTTTCAGGGCGTTCGGAACTTCCTGTTCAAAGTATTCGATCACGCTCTGGCGACTTCCAAAATGCCGGAAGAATCCTGCATTCGTGAGCGTTTCAAGTACGGGAAGCGTCAGGGGGTTTTTCTCCCAGAACGCTTTCAGAGTCGGATAGTCACCGCCCTGTATCTTAACGTCTTTACTCATGCCCTTGATGTGGGTATATCCGTACAGGATGTCCTTACCATCAAACTTAAAATCAGGCGTTGCATATCTTACATCAGGACGTTTTAGAGTTATTCTTGTGCTATTAAGAGTACGCATTTCGGACACAAACGGAGCAACTTCGTCAAGCGTTCCTGTGCGATTCAGAGACACGGCGTAAAACTCGCCCGGATGATAGCACTTAAAATAGGCGGTGAAGAAAGAAACCAGACTGTAAGCCGCTGCATGGGACTTATTGAAAGCATAAGACGCAAAGTCCAACATCTGATCGAAGAGAGCATTGTAAGGTGTAAGGTCGTTATCTGATAATCCGAAAGTCACCTGCACGCCTTTGATATTTCTGCTCTTATCTCCATGCAGAAAAGCCTCACGCTCAATGGTGAGTTTGTCCAGATTCTTCTTTGCCATAGCTCTGCGGACAAGATCGGCATCACCAAGGCTGTAACCGGCGAGAAATTCGAATATCTGCATGACCTGCTCCTGATAGATGATACAGCCGTAGGTCGGTTCCAGAATACGGTTCAGAACGTCATTATTAATGTCAATGGCTTTCGTTGGCTTCTTTCCCTGTCCTTTTCTGTACCATTTCGTTGCTACGATCTCATCCTTGTACTGGAGAGGGCCGGGTCTGTAGAGTGCAACTAAAAGAATAAGATCTTCGAAACAGTCGGGCTGAAATTCCCGCATAAGTTCTTTCATGCCGTTCGATTCGAACTGGAATACGCCCTGTGTATTGCCTGTGGAAAAGATTTCCTGATAGATCTTCGGATCGTTCAGTATCTTCTCGCGCTTTTCCCTGTCCATGAGTGAGTTATCACCTGTCAGTTCCATCATGTCCGTGAGAAGATTTAAGTTTATGAGACCGAGAAAGTCCATTTTTAAGAATCCTGCCTGTTCGGCTTCGTCATGTACGCACTGGGTAGAGAAGTTCTGTTTTTTACTGTTCCAGAACAAAGGCATGGAGTCCGTAATGTCATCACGGCTGATGATGTTTCCGCCTGCGTGTTGACCAAAGGACAGGAACAAGCCCGATAGATTTTCTGCAAGGTCAAATATTTCCTGTTCCATTTTGTTAAAGGAACCAGTATCCGTAATGTTCCCATCTTTGTCGATAGACTTCGACAGTCTGTCGGCAGCGTTGTACCACGGTTTCAGGAATGCGCTTTCTTTGGTCTCCATCTGTTTGATCAAGGGGAGCTTGTCGTATTCCTTGGTTCCCAGATACCTTGCAGCCAGACGGATGTTACCTGCCAATGCACCGTAGGTCTTTGTGATTATTTTGCAGGTAGAGTTCTCACCGTACTTCATCTTGGTGTATTCAATGGCTTTCCCACGAAGATCGGGACGGAAGTCACAGTCGATATCAGGCATACTCTTTCGTTCGGGGTTCAAGAATCGTTCAAAGAGCAGGTGATAACGAACGGGATCTATATCGGAAATTCCCAAGAGATAGCAGACCAGAGAGGAAACCGCAGAACCACGTCCAGGACCCATGTTTATTCCCTGTTCGGGGATATGGAATTTCTGAATCGTTTCATCGAGTTCTGCCATTGTCGGAACGACTCCCTGATAGGTCATGGAAGTCTGACCAAGACAGATGGTTTGGTTGGTAAGGTCGGCTGTAAAGTCAATTTCATGGTCACGGAAGAAGTCAACGCAGTAGCCGTACTTCTTTGTCCAGTTCACATAATCCTGAACAATGAGATGGTAATCGGCATATCCCATTCCGCAGATGACATCGAGTTCGTGCTTTAATCGTTCATCGTATTCCTTTGACGGGAATCCGTTCGGAAACCGCTCTTTCTTCCCGATCTCTACACAGGCTTTCAGGTCATCTTCGGCATGGTCGGAAAACTTTGGATAATGTCCTTCTGACTTTTCATACAGATAATCCGTTTCACAGGAAGAGAGGACTTTTTTTACGTTCTCCATACCATGTTCAACGATCCCGTCAGGCAGAGAGGGAAGTTCTCTGACAGCGTTCATCAGATCTTCGTCATCTTTGATGTATAATTCCCTGTCTGCGTCAGTGATTTCCCATACAGTATGATACCGGCTGTATTGTGCTACATTCCTGCGGAGAAAATCAGTCTCTGTCGGATGTACTTTCCCGACATGGATATCGTTCGTAAGAAGAACATTATCCATGTGAACCTGCGGTAACCGTGCGATCGTGGAATATATCTGTTTCTCTGATGGTAATCCGTGGTTCTGTAATTCAAAATACACGAAGTCTTTTCCAAAAATGGAACACAGCTTGTCATAAGCCTTGGAACATAATTCAAGGATGCGTTCCTCAGAAAGGACGGGTATTTCATTGACCTTTTCAATTTCCGTCTTATAGCGTTTGTAATGCAGATACAGTTTGTGATTGTCCTTATAAGCCTTTGTTTCATCTGCGGTAATAGTCTTTGCCTTTTTCTTTTCAGACAGTTCACTTTCAACTGCAAGGATATGTTCGACCTCTTCTGCGGTAAGACCAAGTTTCTTTTCCGCCTTTTTGGTAAGTTCCTGTTTTGTGATGTCGGGAGACTTTACGATCTGACCAAAGATCCCCTGAATACAGGCAGAAGACATAAAGATATGTCCCTTTGCAACGTTCTTTTCCAGATTTTCCCATGTGATGATAGGACGCTTGTCCTCTGAATGAAGAGAGAAGTGCTTGTTTGCATCCGTGATGATCTTGGACAGGGAACGATAGCCCGCCTTATCTTTTGCTACCAAGACCATGTGGGCATTGTGGAGGAGGAATCCGTCGATAACATCCGTCATCGTTCCCTCTACACCGGGAATAACCTTGACAGACCTGTCCCTGCACTTGTCTTTCAGTTCAACAAAGGAAGTGAAAACATCGTGTTCTGTGACTGTTACCTTTTTTGCACCGACACTTTCAAACTCATCTAACATCTCATCCAAAACGTTGCCTGTATCGTTTGGTGACTCAAAATGCACATGCCATGCTCCGTACATTGCAAAAGATTCCTTTCTGTGTTTGTTTTCGCCTTACACATTTTCTATGCGTAATTTTTTAAGTAAAAGACAAAAGTTTGGGAAATTTTTTGCAGAATTAGATTGGTACATATTAACTTCGCACTTTTTGCACAAAATTAATCCTTGTTTTATGCACTTTAATACTTTAACGAGTTAACGAAATATTTTCGGAAATATTGTGCAAAAAATGCGTTTCCTATATGTACCAATTCAAAGCTGCATTCTCTCACGCTTTTCATACCCCCACTTCCAACCCACCTTTAACCCCTCCTTAAACCATCTTCCAAACCATCTTCCAAACAATTCCTATACCCTGTCCTACGCATCCTTCTCCAAACCTATCCTTAAACCTACCCTTACACTCTACATTTATAATCTACCCCTTAACCCATCCTTATAATCTATCTCTTAACCTATCCCTATTTCTTTATCCAATCTACCTTTAAACTCTGTTTTAAGTTCCGTTTCAAACTTTGTTCTAAACTTTGTTTCAAACTTCGTTACAGCCCTTGTTATAAACTCCGTTTCAAACTTTGACATTTTCTACTTTCGATAAATTGATACTTTCAGAATCAACTTCATCCAAACAGAATGTAAATCTTCAAAAGTGTACTTAACGTTTTACTCATATATTTTGCAGAAGGTTAAAAGGTTCTCTCTAACGGGGAGAAAAGAACGGTCAGTGTAAGACCGTTTGGAAAAGTTAAAGTTGTTTCTCAAAGAAAGGAGAAAGGCATAGAGTCAAGGGTTTGACCTATGTCAGAAGACATTATGATGTTTTTCGAAATTGCGGAACTGATAAGCCACGAGAGTGCGAAGGTGAAAGACCCCGAGATACGGAGGGAATGTTTCGAGATCGCACAGAAACTTACTGCGTTAGGATTTGAAGCAAATGTCCGTGGGGTGAATGATCCCGACAATGCAGATCTTGACAATATCATTGATGACGATGACATCCCATCTTCCGTGTACTCGTCCTACATGGATGAAAAGCCGAAGAAAACAGAGGATGTTGGTTCGTCATCTGCTGACGAAGAGTCAAAGGCTGCAAACCCGCCTGACGATTTGTTCGGTGGTGACGATGATGATTTTGTGGATGGTGGATCTGATGAGGTTGGATTTGAAGGTTATCTGAATTCAGGTAAGAATGAGACACCGAACGCAAAAGAATCGGCAGTAGAAGATGTTCCTACGGTCTCTGCTCCACCGGAAGAATCGGCAGTAGAGCCGACAGCAGAGGTATCAAAAGAGGACAGCTCTTTCGGAATGGCGGGTATGTTCGATATGTTCAACGAGGCAAAAGCCGAGCCTGATACTTCTTCCAGACTGCCCGAAGAACGTTCAAAAACACTCAATTCATTCCAGTACGATCAGGTCGCTCTTACCGTAAATTCGGCTGACGGACAGAGACACGATGAGGTCATCGTCACGGCATATCCCCTGACAACTGATGACAGCAGCAACACACCTATCTTTGTAGTCCTCGCTATCCCGAACGCCGAGCCTGTATTCGCTTGCTCTTATAACCGTGAGACAGGAAACATGATAAAAACATCCATTGGCGGTAATGACTTCCTCATCACAGGCTCTATCGAAAACGGCAAGTTTACCGTGAACGTAATGCTGACCGGAGAAACACAGCAGAGAGGTGACAGGATGCATATCGTAAAGCATGGCGGTCAGAACCCTTCCGCTGACATTATCGGTTGCGGACACATTCGTTTCTACTACGATGCAGGACAGGGCGTGACCGGACAGCTTGAGGTATTCCCCTTCGGTGCAAACTTCGTTTACATCCACAAGGTCGAGAACTTCTGCGACATGAGAATGTACGGTAATGGCGATGTTGCTATCCAGACAGCAGACGGACACATGACACAGATCGCCATAAAGAGGACTGACAGAAAGAAGGGCGTTGTTGACGGCAACTCAATGGTTTCTGCCGAGCTTGTGCCATACGAGAATTGAAAGAAACGACAATCCGGAAAGAAAACAGTCCGCATGAGGTCTGTTCTTTCCGGGGTACTGTCGAAGGCTCTACCTGGTTTCCTGTTGCTTCTGGTGATCGGCTGCGGATGGGTTTTTTGGCGAACCGGAATCTTTGCGGACGTTCTGAAATTCCTTAAGCACGGGAGCGTAGTGCTAGGTGAAATGAAGTTTATGAAATAGAACCGAGAAAGGAATTACATGGAGACATACAATGACTGCTACCTGTTTGGGTTTATAAGCGAGTCACCAAAAATAAAAGTGAATAAGGATGTATGGCGGATAACGGTTCCGTTCTACTTTTTAACAGAACATTATCCCAATGTTAGATTAGCCGAGATCGATGTCGTGCTTGCCGATTCCGACGGCAAGGATGAGTTTACCAGGAAAAAACCGTTCGACATCCTTTCACTTCACGGACATATTCAGCGTCATACAGACGGACGGCTGTATCTTTATCTTCTTGAATATACAGAGGCGGGCTTTGCGAAGTCAAAGGAAAATGCCGTCATGCGTCTTGCGGGGCATACAGGTTCACTTCTGTTTTTGAAGGGAGAATTGAAGAACGGACAGCTTGTCGTTCCGAGAGTGAGACAGAAGAAGAACATCACATCGCATGATGTGTTCAAGATCGAAGGACTGAACGGAAAAG